ATTCAGTTATGAAAAACCACCTTACTAGTGATTTGAGTCACACGCAAAGTGGTTCTACCAAATTAGCATGAATCTTTGCAATAAACGTAAAATAGTTTGCGTTTATTGAAAATGATGTAATAGACTTTCCTTGCAATAACTAGCGTGTCGGGCTATTCTGTGAATTAGCAGTTTTGCCCCAAAAAATGACAGAAAGACGGTAAAAATCGTGTCGAAGCACAAGTATCGCTACACCCCACTTTCCTACTCCATCCGCCTCCTCAGCATCATCATCCGTGCCCTTGCCACTTTTCAGGCACGCCTCATCATGCTCGACGGCAAGAAGTAGCGGAACGGGAGCCCGGAAAAATGGCATCTAGACTTGCCACTTCCTTCTGCCCTCAATGTGGAGCCAAACTCCCAAAGCGGGCTCGTCACCTTTACACCCCTGAACTCAACGCTTGGATCTGCCAGCCCTGCTGGGATATACGGAATGGGAGCCCGGAAAAATGACATCTAAAGAGTTTCAAGAAGACCTTGAGGAACTGCTGATTACAGACTTCACAGCCCCTCCTGCACCAAAGAAACGGGCTCGCAAACCAAAAGCCTCCGAGCCCTACTACACGGATGGCATAACCCCCGAGACAACTGACCAGATTGTGGTTCGAATCTACAAGTGGAACGGCGGTACTGGGTGGCATTGGGAGGTCAAGTTCCCTAAGCTCCGAATCAGCGCTTTCAAAGATGAACCTTCGTATTGGCGTTATGACAGGTACAGCGGATACGCCATGACAAAACTTGGAGCCAAATACTGCGTCAAGCGTCGACTGTTGAAAGGTCGTACTCATGGGGAGACTCGAGAGATTACTTACACAGTCCCAACCACATCTACGCGCTAATTGTACGAAAATCGACCGTACCGTACAATAAGTGAAGTTTATGAATCTACATAAAGATGCTATAAAGGTATTGCAACTTAGAACTAACTTGCTATAAGATAGGGACCATGACAGAACCATACGAAGCCAGTACAGGCTTTTACAGCAGCTCGACAGCAATGTCATCTATGGATGACACATGGGCAACTCCCCGTGACTACTTTGCAAAGGTAGCCAAGGAGTTTGACTTCACCTTGGACGCTGCTGCTTTGCAGTCTTCGACTTTGGTACCTGACAACTGGTATGGACCAGATCATCCAGACGAAACCAAACGCGATGCTTTCCTTATGGACTGGCACGCTGACGCTAAAGGTGGAGTCATCTGGCTCAACCCTCCTTATGGAAAGACCATCAAGGAGTGGATGCGTAAGGCAGACGAAGAGTCAAAGAAGGGGGCAACCGTGGTTTGCCTAGTTCCTTCTCGAACCGACACCGCTTGGTTCCATGACTCATGTATCCATCACGAAGTCCGCTACATCCGTGGACGACTCAAGTTTGGGCAGGCAGTCAACGCGGCTCCCTTCCCAAGTGCTTTGGTTGTAATGCGACCAAAGCCAGAAACGAAAGGCTAACTATGAACATCGATTGGCAAGCACCGTTCCAACTCGCTTGGAACTTAGGACTGTTCCTCATTGGTTCAATCCTCGTGGTCATCATCGTCGGAATCGCCTTGCTTTTGCTCTTTGCAATTGTCAAGACTTTCTTCGACGCTTTCCGCCGTGCTAAGTCTCAGCAGGAAGCAAAGAGAGCCTCAGCTTCATGGCTGAAGCGCAAAGAAGCTCAGCAGAAGAAGAAGGCCAAGGAAACAGAGTAATGAACGACTTGGAGAAGCTGAGCGAGATCAGCCGTTTACTAGATGAGGCTTACAAGCACTACTTCTCTTATGAAGGACATTGCAAGTCTTCAGAGGGCTATATTCATGTGGAGTATGGCAACTACTGGGACCGCTCTGATAACCCAACCGACTTGAAGATAAAGAGTGTGCATATCTACTCTTACGTCTTCTGTAGCCAAGGACGTAGCGAGGACTTCGACTCAGTTGATGAAGCCCTCGCTACTGTTCGAGGCTGGCATGCTGCAGAGATGGCATACAACCCGAACACCCCAGAGGCCATTGAAAACAGGCGTCTCATGGATGAGATGGCTGGAGAGTTTATTCAAAAGATGATGGAAGACGGAAAGCTTCACATCCACAAACTAGGAGAAGAAGATGCAGTTTAGTTCCGATATCACCGTTGAGTTGATCAAGCACAGTGCTTCTGACCAAGACATTGTTTACGCTGCTCGAGTCTCAACTCAGGGAGAACGCTCCTTGGATTCGACTGGTGGCTTTTCTATGGAAGAAATGGAGAAGAACTACGGCCTCATCAACTACTTGATGCGAGACCGTCACGGTTCGCCGTTCGAGCACTCGAACTTCACTTTCTACGTCAAGGCTCCCATTTTTGTATGGCGTGAGCATATGCGTCACCGTATGGCTTCCTACAACGAGGAATCAGGTCGATACCGTCAGCTAGAACCAGAGTTCTATGTTCCAGCAGGAAATCGAAAGCTAGTTCAAACTGGAAAAGCTGGAGCTTACATTTTCAAGCATGGAACTACAGAGCAGTATCAAGAGATGCACGAAGCTCTCGTTGAGAGCAGTACTCAGTCTTACCAGTACTATCAGCAACTTTTAGATGCAGGTATTGCTCGTGAAGTTGCTCGTGCAGTTCTACCTGTCAACATTTACTCCTCTGCCTACGTCACTATGAACTCTCGTGCTTTGATGAACTTCCTCAGCCTCCGCCAGAACGTGGAAGGCCAAAGATTCCCATCGTTCCCTCAGCGGGAGATTGAGATGGTCGCTGAGCGATACGAAGACATCTTCAAAGAAGTAATGCCTTTGACCCACCAAGCATTTGTGGAGAATGGTCGAGTAGCTCCGTGAGTGAAGGTATTGCATATTGCTACGCCCGTGTGTCTACTCAGATGCAGGCAGATGAAGGTGTCTCTCTTGATGCTCAGGAGCGTCAACTAATTGCTGCTGCAGAGCTAGCAGGGTATGAAGCTGTAATTCTTCGTGAAGAAGGTAAATCAGGTAAGAGTATTAGTGGACGACCTGTTTTGCGTAAAGCATTAGAGGATTTAGATAGTGGTAAAGCGCAAGCACTTTTTGTCACTCGTCTTGATCGACTTGCTCGTTCAACTCGAGATTTTCTCAGCATTGTTGACCGTTCACATAAATACGGATGGCGTCTAGCACTTCTAGATCTTGGATTAGATACTGGAACATATCAGGGACGCTTTGTTGTGACCATCATGTCTGCAATGGCAGAGATGGAGCGCGGAATGATTTCCTTGCGTCAGAAAGACGTTCACAAGGACCGTAGAGACAAAGGCAACGTATGGGGAGTCAATATTGGTCCTAAATCACCGCTTGATGTCACTATTCGTCAGAGAATCTATGACGAGCGCAAAGCAGGTGTTTCATATGGAAACATTGCTAAAGGTTTGAATAACGACAAAATAAAACCAACTCGCGGTGGCGATGAGTGGTATGCAGCAACTGTGAGACACATTTTTCTGTCTTACGAAAAGGAATTATCCCATCTAGCGGACAGTTGAAATTGGTACAATAAACCTGTAAATCCGATTGGACAACGGACTACAGCAGGCTCGGACAAGCCTGTATTTGCCTATGCGCTGGAGGCTTATCCGTGGCTGCACACATTTCAAAAACGACGAAAAGATTTTTTACACGACTTGGAATATCAATTGCTGCAAGTCCTGTTATCCTCTTCTTGTACGGAGTTATAGCTCCGACATCTGCACAAGCCGACGAAGTTAGTCAGGGGGTTCAGCCGAACACAGACCCGAATACAACGACTACATCAAATGCGTCGTCGGAGGTGATCCCACAAGCGACTTCAGTGGAGTCTACGCAGGACCCATTAGCTGAAGAAGCAACCGCAGTAGCAACAGCGGAATCTACAGTTACAGCATTAGAGACAAAAGTTGACCAACTAGAAACTGTTGCGTCCTCTCTTACACCAACCACTTCAATCACCGAGTCTGTTCAATCGGCTGTCACAGCTGTTCAAGAAGCAGCAACTGCAACCGAAACTGCAGCTCAAGCAATCACAAGTGCAGAGACCGCTATCGCCGTCTCAAATATTGCAGACGCTACTCTAGCTAGCGCACAGACAGCAGTTGCCACAGAAACATCAGATGTGGCTCAAGCCCAAGCAACTGCTACAACAACTCAAGCAGCAGCTGATGCCTCGACTACCACAGCCACCACAACCACAGAAACTTTTGATGGTGCAACTCAGCACACATCATCTACAGGGATTCAAGTAACTACTAATGATTTAGAAGTAAGAACTACTACTGCTACAAATGGTGCCTATATCACCAACATGGGTAGCAATGGTCCTATTCAAGGTTATGCCGTATACATCAGTGGCTCTCAGCCAGTAACAATTGATGTTCCAGATACCACCACTCAAATCAGCATGGGTGTCTATGCAAAGAATGGTGACCTTCTAGGTCAAGCAACTCTTGATGTCGGAACTGGAACTTGGGTTCTTCCAAATAACGTGATGTATCGACTTGGAGAGTCAAACCCAACCCATACATCCACCGAGACCTATACCGCTCCTGATGGACGAACAATTCAAAAAGTTGTATTCCCAGCTGATGGTGACATCTACATTATCGATAACATTACTGCAACTACTGGCGGAGTTTCCGATCCAGCCCTAACAGCAGCAGCTCAAACAGCAGCAGCGACTCTTGCTACAGAGCAGACTCAGCTAACTCAAGCTCAAACAACTTTGGCAACTGCGCAAGATGTAGCTGCAATGTCGACTGCCGCCGAGACAACAGCTATCGCTACTGCCGAAAGTTCAACTACTCAGGCAGTCACAGCAACTGACAACGCAGCTTTATCAGTTGCTCAATCTCAAATAACAGTTGTGACTGAAGCTGCTTCTCAATTGCAAACAAGATTAGATGCAGTTGTCACTTCTGCCCAAGATTTGACCCCAACAACCGCTGTGACAGAGGCAATCAATACTGCAACTACTCAGCTAGCCGAAGCCAACACAGCAATTCAAAATGCGACTAATGCTGTAGCAACAGTTACCGAACTTACATCAGTTGCTTCGACTTTAGATACTGTCACTGCAGTAGTAGCCGAGAAAACTGAAGTTGCTACTTCGGCAGCAGAAGCAGTAGATGCTCAAATTGTGGTTGTGGAAAGTGCTACTGCCACTCAGACCGCTGCTCAAACTGTAGTCGATGCTAATACATCTACTGGTCTTACAGTCGAGGTCTATGCAGTAAACAATCCAGGAAGTCAACCAAACTGGACTCCAGATACTGCTACTCCAATAACAACTTATGTAGATACAAATGGAATTTCTGAACAATGGGGTGGGGGTGCAGTAGCTGGTACGACTCGAAGTGAAGATGTTGTTGTCATTTGGAGTGGTCAGTGGACCCCACAGCAGACTGGTTGGACTGCTCTTCTTCCAGATGCCGATGATGGAACTCGTCTATATATTGATGGTCAGCTAGTTCTCAACGATTGGGTTGATAAGGGTGGCGGAGGATCTATTGTTGACATCCTGACCACAGCTGGAGAAGCTAGAACTTTTGAATTTTGGTACTACGAAAATGGCGGTGGAGCTGCTGTTACCCTATTTGAACTAGTCAACAATCAATGGCAGGTTGTCTCTTCAGATCAATTCTCAACTAGCTCTGCAACTCCAGCGCAACTGGCTGCACTTCAAGCAGCCACTTCAGTAGTTGTAGCAGAGACAGCCACACTATCAACTCTTGAAACAGCAGAGACAGCTGCTCAAACAGACCTCACCGCAGCTCAGTCAAATCTTCAAACTGTTCAAGCTGCAGTAGAGGCACTACCAGCTGCAACAACAACAGCCGAAACTCTTGCTCAAGTTGCAGTCAATGAGACTATCGAAGCAATCTCAGCAGTGTCTGCGGCAGAAACAGTAGTAGTACAGACTACAGAAGCTCAAGCAACTATTGGAGCCCCTACAAACTTAGTTGTCACTCCACTAGGTAATGGAAGTGTTCAACTCACTTGGGATGCTCCAGTAGGCAGTGAAGTTCCAGTAGAGCGTTATGCAGTTAGCTGGTCAGCAAACGGTTCTGGGTGGGGAGTTGCCTCTACTGGAACTAGCATTACTTTAGATGCTCAGCTTTTTGAGAGCACAGGTGGTTGGGGCACTAACTACACCTTCTCGATTCGTTCTGATAATGACAGCAGAGCTAAGTACTCTCAGAATTCAAATTCAGTATCTGTCACTTTATCTGACCCAACCCCTGCCCCAGTAGTTCCTCAAGGAGCTTCAACGCTTCCTGAAGGAATGGGTATGGAAATTACTGCACCAGAAGGTAAAAGAATTGCAAGCATTACAGCTTGGTATGGAGACCCTAACGATGGTTCTCGTGGAGTTGAAGTTTCAGCACAACTTACTCAAGCATTTGCAGGAAGCACATCTGCAAATATTGTTTCTTCAAATGAGTTTGGTGACCCTGCACCAGGAACTGTAAAGACTCTTATTTTCGTTGTGGCATATGAGGATACTCCTGCTCCTCTGCCTCAACCTGAGCCGCAACCCCAACCACAACCAGAGCCACAGCCAGAGCCAACACCAGTAGACCCAACCCCAGAACCACAACCAGAGCCAACACCAGAACCTGAACCAGAGCCACAGCCAGAACCTACTCCCGAACCTGAACCTGAGCCTGAACCAGAACCGATTCCTGTTGAGCCTGAACCAGTCGAGCCTGAGCCCGTCGAGCCTGAACCGACTCCTGAACCCGAGCCAGAACCAGAGCCAGAACCGCAGCCAGAGCCACAACCTGAACCAGAACCAACACCTGAAGAGCCACCTGCACCTGAGCCAACACCTGAACCTACTCCCGAAGCTGTAATTGACGATGCACTCGCCGATGGAAAACTTACTGCCGAAGAAAAAGTAGCAGTCGTTGAAGCTATTCTAGAGGATCTAAAACCAGGCGAAGCTCTATCTTCAGAACAACTTGTTGAAGCTGGGCTAACATATGAAGACCTACCTCCAGAGACTCCAGTAGATGTCCGTACTGACGAAAACGGAAATCCTGTAGTCATTACTGCAGAAGTAGCTGCCGCTTTAGTTCTACTGGAGAACCCAGCAGAATTGATCGGAGAAATATTCTCTGACCCAGGGCAAGTGCTTTTGGCATTAGGAAGTATCGGCGCTGACATGTCCGAAGAGGAACGTGAAGAAGCCGAGAAAGCAGTTGTTGCAACAGTAGTTGCAGCAGGTGCAGCAATTCAAGCAGCAGCTGGTGCAGCAGCAACAGCAGCAGCTGGCTCTTCTGGAGGAAGCTCTGGAGGAGGGTCACCTAGTGGTGGAGGTTCATCTCCTCGCGGTGGTGGCGACGGTGGTGCTCCAGTTGGGCGTGAAGGCGGAACCAAACCAAAAGCAACCCGTAGACCAAAGACAACAACTAAGAAACCAACAACGCCTAGGAAGGCAAAGTAAATGAAAGACTTCTTTAGAGATGTGCTTGACCAAGCCTGGACCCTTTTGGGCATGTTTGTGGCTTGGATTGTTCTTGATGGCTCCGCAAAAGATGTAGTGGGATACGCCATCATTTGGGTTGCATTTGTGTGGGTAGCTACCTACCGTCTACGCAACCCCAAAGATAACGACGACGAATAACCCAACTTGCGCCTCCCAGCCAGTTATGATAGATTGGCTGGGAAGGACGCGGTGGACGCAAAGACATATGGAGAGAATAAATGACAAACGAGCTTGTAGAAGCTTATGCCGAAAAAATTCAGCCAATCCTGAAGGATGCTAAGAAGGCTTACGGCGCACGCAACCAAGACACACCAGCCCACCACGCTAGTCGTGAATACACCCGACTATTGACAGAATTTCAGAATAAGGGTGGAAGTCTTCCATTGCTAGCAAAGCGTCTTCAAGTTGCTTATGCTGGAGTTCGCCGTCGCGTTGTGATGGATCAAATTACCGTATCTGACGTAAAACCAACTGTCCGCCTAAAAGGTGAAGTAGTAAAAGAATCAGCAAATAGAGTGCGTCGCGCAAAGTCAAAGAGCACTGACGACTACCATGACCAGCTTGCAGAAGAATATAAGCTTGGAATTTCTTTATCTAATCTAGCTAAGGAACTAGGGCTTAGTTCAGCTGCCCCGTTGTACTATGGAGTACAGAGAAGTCTTCAACGAAATAGGTAGGTAGCAATGGGAAAGAGCTTTATGGAGGAAGTAGCGATGCTACCTCCAGAAGAACAAGCAATAGTTCTTTCCCAGATTGACCCTGAAATTCTTCAATGGGACTGGAACTCATGGGCTCGCCCTGAGCAGATGGCTCCTGAAGGAGACGATTGGAATATTTGGCTTGTACTTGCAGGTCGTGGTTTTGGTAAAACAAGACTTGCGTCCGAATGGGTGAGAGAGCAAGCCAAGTACACAACCGAGGGCCAACGCCGTTTCGCACTTGTTGCTCGTACTGCAGCGGACGTTCGTGACGTTATCGTTGAAGGTGAGTCTGGCATTATGAATGTCAGTGCCCCTAGTGAGCGTCCGCTCTATGAGCCTTCGAAGCGTCGTCTAACTTGGCCTAACGGAAACACTGCCACACTTTTTACGGCTGATGAGCCTGACTCACTCCGTGGTCCTCAGTTCACACACGCATGGGGCGATGAGATCGCAGCTTGGCGTCAAACCCCAGATGCTGCAGGTATGACTGCTTTCGATAACTTGCGCGTTGGTACTCGTCTTGGTGCTAAGCCAAAAATTCTTGTAACTACAACTCCTAAGCGAGTGCCGCTTCTTTACAAGCTAATTGAAGAAGCCAATAGTGTGAAGCAGATAGGTTCAAAAGTTGTTATCACCAAGGGCTCGACTCTTGATAACGCGGGTAACTTATCTGGTGCATATCTTGACACAATCATGGGTGTATATGAAGGAACATCACTTGCCCGCCAAGAGCTTTATGGTGAAATGCTTGATGATGTTGAAGGTACACTGTGGTCTATGGAGATGCTTGAGCGTTCACGACAAGGCATTCTCCCTCCAACAGCCCCTCTGCGTGTAATCGGTGTTGACCCATCAGTTGCTGAAAACCCACGAGATGAGTGTGGAATCATTGTCTGCGCATCAACTGCAGACCGAGACCTGTATAAGCGTCATGCTTGGGTTCTAGAAGACGCGTCAATTCTTGGCTCACCAGAAGTGTGGGCAAACAAAGTTGTTGAGATGGCTCGTCGTTGGGGTGCTCCAGTAGTAGCTGAAGTAAACCAAGGTGGAGCTTTGGTGCGTAACGCTATCAATGCAATTGACCCAAATATCAAAGTTTTTGAAGTCCACTCAAAGCACGGTAAGGCTCTTCGCGCAGAGCCGATTGTTCTTGCATATGAGCAAGATCGTATTCACCACGTTGGTTATCTGCCAGACCTTGAGTCTCAGATGACTACATGGATTCCAGGAGAGACAAAGAAATCTCCAGACCGAGTTGACGCACTTGTGCATGCTATGACTGCACTTATGATCAAACCACCATCAGGATTTATTGGTGGAAAGCTAACTGCTAAATCACCAGCTGCACGACGCATCCCTAACTTCCGTCAAGGTGGCGGTGGTGGGGGTAGGGTTTTTAGCCCTCGTAACTAAGCTCTATTGAAGTGGTTTAGAGTGTTCCAGTCCAACTCTTGAGTCTGGACTGCACGCGGAATCAATGAACGCCCAACAACAATAGCTCGTGAACCAGTTCCTTGAATCTCAACGTTGCGCTCAACCATCTTTCGGTGGAATGCAATCTGAGTCATTGGACGCTCTCCACGCTCTTCACACCAAGTACGGTAAACACCGTATAGGAGTTTGATTGGAGTTTTCGCAGCTGAGTTCTCATTAGTTTCTTCTGATAAGAAGATTCCAATACGGTCCTCATTCTTGCGATAAATCTCAGCTGCCTCAGCAACTTGAGTACACCATCCAAGAGCGTCACGAGAACCAGAACCTAGAAGTTTGATTGCACCATCTACAGCCCATGAAAGAACTGCAGGAAGTGCACCTTCAGGATCAAAGATGTAAGCCTTCAAATCTGGGTCCATAACTTCTGGAACACGAAGGAATGGGATAGGACGAATACGACGCCACATAGCATCATCGGTGATGATAGGACGGTGGTTAGTAGAGACCCAAAGCTTGGCACGAGATTCAAATGTAAATGGTTGCTCACCAGGAGAACGAGCAGAGATTTCAGATGAACCAGTCAAACGCTTTACAGAGTTTTCCTTGATTCGCTCAGAGTCTGGAAGCTCATCCACCCAAACCATACGACGACCACGCAACTGAGCCCAGTGATACATGTCAGTATTGCCAGAGCTCTGTTCGTTAGCTGCCAAGATGCTGGAGTCTAGAGGCCAAGCATATTGTTGAGTACCTAGGCACTTCACGATGGCTTCTACAAATGTGTTTTTACCAGAACCTGCTGGACCGTAAACCAAGAACATAATGTCGTACTTGTTAGATCCAGTAAGTGTGTAACCAGCTGCCTTTTGTAGCCAGTCTTGGTATTCCTTATCTCCACCAGTTGCAAAATCAATGAACTGCTGCCAACGAACATTCGTGTGACCACGAGTATATGAAACAGGTGCACGGCGAGTGATGTGCAAATCTGGACGACCCTTGAGAAGTTCACCAGTACGCAAATCGATTACACCGTTGAGAACACCAAGAAGATTTTCATCGTGGTCCCAACGTTCAACTGCTACTTCAACACGAGGGTCTGACTTAGCACTTTCGATTGCACCCTTCATGCGAGAGTTAGAGCGAGATTGGTGGGCCCACTGAATTACAGAACTCTGTTGAGTGTCAGGATAACGTGTTACTTCAGCAGAAATAATTGGTGGAATACGTTTTGCAAGTTCTTGAACTTCAAGGTCTCCACGGTCTGGCTTCCAGTATCCATCTTTCCAAACAAACCAACCAAGACCTTCGGTGTAGCGGATACCTGCACCAAAGACGTCAACCATACGACGACCGTTACCAGTATCTGAAAGAGAACGCTTACCTTCATCTCCACCGTCTTCTGCACGAAGAGCATCTGGGTCTTTAGGTACGTCAATGTTAGAAAGAGAAGTGGCTTGCTCAATCGAGTCACCATCTTCAATAGAAGCTGCAACTGCACTAGATACAAGACCAGTACCCATAGGGAACTTGGTTGCTTCTCTAGGCATGACAACACCAGTCATTGCTTGAGGAGCAGGTTGTGCAGCAGGCTGAGGAAGAGAAATATTTTGAGCCTTCTGCTTCATCCATTCAGCAGTCTCTGGACTCATGAATCCAATTTTTGGATTGTTAGCAACAAATTCAATAGCACGGTGAACGTGATGAAGAAGTCCGTTAGTTCCCTCAATGTGTAGAGGTGGGTTGACCTTAGTTGCATTGAAGCGCAACATCTCAGACTCGATCATCTGACGGCTCATTGGATCAGTGCCGTACTTGTTTGCAAGAGCGCAAGTTAGCTTGTAGATATCTACAGCACGGGAACCTTCTTGGATTCCCTCTTCCATCATCTTGCTTACATCAACTTTGTCGTACTCAATAGAGTCCCAGTTGCTCTCATCGAGAGTGAAGTTAGATTTACGAGTTCTTTTGCGCAAAGCTTGAAGAAGTTCTTCAGGAGCTTGAGCCATTTCAATTTCCCATGGAGCATGTCCAGGAACCCATTCATAGTTCACACCAGAGAAGTGCATTGATGGAGCGATGATGACATATCCGTTGTGTTTGATGTCAACACCTGGAAGACCAAGTTTATTTAGGTTTCCAATGAAAGCTTCTGAGTCATCACACTTATAGAAAAGGTGGCGTCCACGATCAGTGCGATTTCCTGATGTGTATGCACCAGTAATGGCTTCAACAGTTGGAGGCAATGCACCTTCAACGATGTCTTCAAATTTTGCAAAAGAGTCTGGTCCACCAGAACGTGGGTCAATATCAATAACAAAGAAACCAGACTTTTGACAGTGAACTCCAATGTTGTAATCAGGGTTGTCAGTCCACCACTTATCAACAATCACTGCGTCGTGAGTTGATTGAATGTTCCACTCGTTGATGGCTGGGTGCTTGCCTACTTCTTTAGGCTCCCCATGGGGCTTATTACAAGTACAGCGTCCACCAACAATTCCGTGGCAAGGAAAGATGTTCCATTCCTTGGTTGGGTAGTACTTGGAGGCTTTGACTAGGCGCTCAGAGGTCTCGTCGCTCATATAACCTCCGTCGTCTTCATGAGAACTAAACTATCTCGACTCTAGGATGAAGTCAAGTCTTTTTTCTATGTCTCTTTCGAGACTTCCACTATACATCTCTGCTGCTGCTTTTACGCAAATCGCCGAGGAACTTCTAATATAAACTATTACCTATACCTCAAGACAACTAGATGCACTAGTTAGGACCATCTTGTTTACTATCCTCGCGGCTTCATGGTGGGAGCCTGGCACGCCAAACACCCTTGACATTGGCGACGTATCAGCAATGTTGATGTTCCTAATTGCTCTTACAGGAGCCTTCTTTGGGGTCACTAGATTCTGGCTCAAGCTACTTAGAAAAATTATCCGCGAGGAAGTTGGAGAAGCAACTAAGCCAATCCATCCTGCCGCCAACGGGGGGCTAAGCCTAGCAGATGTTGCTAGAAAGACCAACAAGCTAGAAACTCAGTTAGAGGATCTTGCAGCAGGTCAACAAGAGACTAAAGACCTACTTATCAAAGTTTTGGCTCAGTCGGTGGTAATCCCAGACACGGTTCCAAAAGAAGAACCAGCCCTTCGACCTAAAAGAGCCAGAAAAAGCTCTTAGCGTCCAATTCTAGGGACACTTTTATTTATAGCATCTTTGGCGTGTCGCTATCTTCCTGAACCCCTTCCTGTTAGTCTTCAACGTGGGGTAACTGTAAACCTTAGAGATAGGTTCTCGGTTCCCTTCCAGTTCAACTAACAGGGAGAACACGTTGAGTCTAGCAGAGAAGCTAAAGACCACCCAGCGTTCGGAGCCAGGCCTACCTTGCGGTGTAGGGAAGCTACTGAGCGAGCTATCTGGTGATGATAAAGAAGCCCTAGAGATTGTATTTTCTACACCCTCTAGACGAGGAACGATTTCAAACGTTCAAATTCATAAAATTTTATTGAGTGAAAATTACGATGTCTCTTTTGCCTCTGTCCGACTGCATAGGCAAAAAATCTGCCGTTGCTATGTTGGTCAAAACAACCTACAACGTCAGGAAGCCTAATGTCAGAGCTAACAGAGAAGCTATTGGCTTCCCTCTCCTCCCCAGGCCCAAACGGGTCCGATAGAAAATCAGTCGATACACCAGAGGCATACCGCGCTCGTTTAGAGGTGGATAGTAAAGATGGTGGATTTCTACAATCCAAAGCTCGTCCAGCCTCAGAAATGCCAGACTCTGCTGCCCTATTAGAGGATTTCAATTTAGATCCTAAAGAGTGGAGCATCACCAATGTTAGGAAGTCTCAGTGGCAGACTTACTCTGGTGACACTCTAGAATCTCAAAGAATTTCAATCGTTCCTGTAGATAAAGGAACTATCAGCGACACAGACCTAGAAAAGCTTCTTCAAGAAGTATCTAAATGGAGACCATCTAAGTCTGAGAAAAAAGTATCTGGTGAACTTGCATATGTCTTTGCTCCTAGTGACCAGCAGCTCGGTAAGAAGCAGGGCGATGAAGGTACAAAAGGAACCGTAAACAGACTGTTAGAACTAACAAACGGTGGAGTTGAGCGACTTCGAGAACTTCGTAAAATAGGTCGCAGCATTGGAACAGTAGTTCTACCTCTTCCAGGCGACCACGTTGAGGGAAATACCTCTCAAGCTGGACGCCTTCAAGGACTTGCAGCTTCTGACCTAGGTTTGACAGAACAAACTCGTGTAGCACGTCGCCTACTTATGGCTCAAATCAAGGCATTTGCCCCTCTAGCAGACAAACTCATTGTTCCAGTAGTAAATGGTAACCACGATGAGGTAACTCGTCAGGTAGCCGCTGACCCATCAGATGGCTGGAATGTTGAGATTGCATCGGCAGTACAGGATGCCTGCGCAGAAAATGAACTACTTTCTCATGTAGAGTTTCGATTCCCAGAAAAATCTCACCAAACCTTGGCAGTAGATATCTGCGGAACCATGCTTGGACTATTCCACGGTCATCAAGCACGAGACCCGCTGAAATACCTATCAGGTCAAGCAGCAGGGCAAACCGCCCTTGGCATGTGTGATGTGTGGATTTCTGGACACTTCCACAACTTCAAAACTATGGATATTGGCGAACGTCTATGGCTTCAATGCCCAACAGTTGATCCAGGCAGTGCGTGGTTCCGTGACCGTGCTGGTTTGGAATCGCTGCCCGGAATTTTGACTATGGTCATTGGAGAGGGTCACAACCCAAGAAGGGACATCAGCGTGCTTTCACTAGCTCGCTAATGCTAATTTTCAGATAGGCATGAGCGAAACCGCGTACAATAAGAATCAATCTGGAGATTTGCTGCCCTGTGCAAATAACCACATACGCCACTTAGACCTGGAGTGCCGCCCATGAGTTTTTCCCCCGACGTGAACACTAGAAATGTTGTCGGTCAGTTCCTAAAGAGCTCTGGCTCGCCTGCATCTGGAACAGTAACGTTTACAGCTTCGAACACAATTCAGAATATCGACGATGAAATCATCGTTTCTACTCCTATAGTTGCATCTCTTGACAGTCAGGGTCAGTTTTCTGTCGAGTTGCCATGTACTGATGATCTTGATTTGAGCCCTCGCGGTTGGTATTGGACCGCAAAACTTCGCATCTCTGGCTCCCGTGCGCGTGAAATTCGTTTCTACCTTCCTATCGGTAATGAAACTGACATTGATATTACAAAGCTAGATACGGTTGACCGTATCACCTCATCCCCTGCAGGTCTTGACGTTCGTACAGGTCAAGTCGGACCCGCAGGTCCTCAAGGTCCAACAGGCCCAGCGGGTCCCGCTGGTGGACCAACAGGTAGTACAGGTGCACAAGGAGCAACAGGTCCTACAGGTGCAGCTGGCGTTGCAGGTCCTACGGGAGCCACAGGTGCTACAGGAGCTGCAAGCACTGTTCCAGGACCAACAGGTCCACAGGGTGAAGTTGGCCCTACTGGAGCTACAGGTGCAGCTAGCAATGTAACTGGTCCAACAGGTGCAACAGGTCCTGCTGGTCAGTTCGGTGGTGTAACTGTTGATTACACATTCTCAACAAACACAACAGACTCAGACCCAGGTTCTGGTCGAGTCAAATTCAACAATTCTGATCTTGCTTCTGCGACCTACATGTTCATCGATGATGAGCAAGATGGCGCGATTGATGTTCAAAGTCTTCTAACAACAATGATGGCTTCAACCAGCGAGTTGAAGGGCCACATTCGCATTTCTCGTAAGGGAGATTCAAACTACTTTGCAATGCTTGCTGTCGATGGTTATACAGAAGACACAGGCTATTTCAAGGTAAATGTAACTTACCTAAGCGGTCTTGCAACTGCGTTCGACAACAACGACGATGTAATTCTTACTTTTGCTCGTGTTGGTGATGTTGGTGCAAAGGGTGATACAGGTCCAACTGGTGCACAAGGTGAGCAGGGTCCAACAGGTCCTACTGGTGCAGCAAGCACAGTAGCTGGTCCAACTGGTGCACAGGGTGAAGCGGGAGCAACAGGAGCGACTGGTGCCACTGGCGCAACGGGTGCAACGGGAGCTCAAGGTGAGCAAGGCCCTACAGGTGCGCAGGGTGTAAAGGGTGACCAAGGAGATGTTGGTCCTACTGGTGCAACAGGTGCTACAGGAGTAGGTCTAACTGGTGCAACAGGTGCAACTGGTGCCACAGGAGCTACGGGAGCCACAGGTGCTCAGGGTATTCAAGGTATTCAAGGAGAGACAGGTCCAACTGGAGCTGTCGGTCCTACAGGTGCCCAAGGTGAAGTCGGTCCGACTGGAGCGGCTTCTACTGTTGCGGGACCAACTGGTGCTACTGGTGCTACTGGACAATTTGGTGGAGTCACACTCGACTACACATTTAGCGACAACACTGGTGACACAGACCCAGGTAGTGGAACTCTCAAGTTCAACAATGCCAACCTAACAAGCGCAACTTATCTTTTCATTGATGATGAATCTGATGGCGCAATCGATATTCAAAACTACTTGCGAACAATTGATGACTCAACATCTGCAATCAAGGGTCACCTTCGCATATCGCTAAAGAGCGATTCAAATAGCTTTGCGTTCTACGCAATTACTGGCGCAAGTGTTGAGGCATCTGGATACTTCAAGATTCCAGTTTCACACCTTGATGGTCTTGCAACTTCATACTCAAATGGTGCAGATGTAGTAATCACATTTGCTCGTACTGGTGACAAAGGTGACACTGGTGCGACTGGTGCAACAGGTGCCACAGGCGCGACGGGAGCAACAGGTGCACAAGGAATTCAAGGCGAGACTGGTGCCACAGGCGCGGTTGGACCTACAGGTGCTCAAGGAAGCACAGGAGCAGCGGGAGCAACTGGACCAACTGGAGCTCAAGGAGATGTGGGCCCAACTGGATCAGCTGGTGCCACAGGAGCTACAGGAGCAACTGGAGACACAGGACCTCAGGGACCTACAGGGGCTGTAGGACCTACAGGAGCAACTGGAGCTGCTGGTCTTGATGGAGCAACAGGTGCTACTGGTGCTACAGGAGCAAGTGGTTCTCAAGGACCAACAGGTGCAACAGGTCCTCAGGGTTCAACAGGTAACTTTGGTGGAGCAACATTTGACTACACCTTCTCCTCCACTACAACTGAGGCAGACCCAGGAACTGGAAAGCTTCGCTTCAACAACGCAGACCTACAAGCTGCGACATACATGTTTATCGACGACGAAGTTGATGGCGCAATTGATATTCAGCCATTCCTTCGTACCATCGATGATTCGACAAACCCAATCAAGGGTCACATGCGAATCAGCAACAAGACAAACTCAACTGACTTTGCGCTTTTCACAATCACAGGTTCAATTGTCGAGGAAAGTGGATACTTCACAGTTCCAGTTTCTTATGTAAGCGGTCTTGCAACATCATTCGATAACAATGAAGACATTATTGTTACCTTTGCTCGCACAGGTGACATGGGTCCTCAGGGTATCCAAGGTGAAACTGGTCCTACAGGTGCAATGGGCCCTACAGGTGCTACTGGTGCAACTGGTGCAGATTCCACAGTTCAGGGACCAACAGGTCCTACAGGTGCTACTGGTGCTACTGGTGCGCAAGGACCTGCTGGTCTTGATTCAACAGCAGTTGGTTCTACAGGCCCAACAGGTGCAACTGGACCACAAGGACCTACTGGTCCACAGGGTGAAGTTGGACCTACTGGTGCTGATTCAACTGTTGCTGGTCCAACAGGTGCTACAGGTGCGCAGGGTGAAGTCGGACCTACAGGGCCAACAGGAGCACAGGGTATTGACGCCTTTGAGTGGGACCCAACTCGTTTAGATCCAAATGGTTACCAAGTAGGCGAAATTGTTTTCTACTCTGGAAACTACTACATCTGTATTGCACCAAACGATGCAATTGTTCCAACAGGTTCTCTTGGAGTTTATTGGGATAACTACTCTTTCGTCGGTGCAACAGGTGCTACAGGTTCTCAAGGTGAAGTCGGTCCTACAGGTGCCCAAGGTGAAGTCGGACCTACAGGTGCTACAGGACCACAAGGTGAGCAAGGTGTAACTGGGCCTCAGGGCGAAGTTGGTCCAACTGGAGCAACAGGTCCTCAAGGTGAGCAAGGTATTCAGGGTGTAACTGGCCCAACAGGTGCTACAGGTGCTACTGGTGCCACAGGTGACCAAGGTATTCAAGGTGTCACTGGACCACAAGGTGAAGTCGGACCTACAGGTGCAACTGGTGCTACTGGTGCGCAAGGTATTGCTGGTATTGGTGTAACCATTCTTGGTTCATACCCATCACTAGAAGCCCTACAAGCTGCGCAACCAACAGGAAACGAAGGAGATGGTTACCTTGTAAATGGTGACCTCTACGTTTGGGATGCTATCGGTCTTGAGTGGGACAACGTTGGAAACATTCAAGGCCCTCAAGGTCCTACAGGTGCTACTGGTGCGCAAGGACCTCAAGGTATAACTGGTGCTACTGGTGCGCAAGGTGAACTAGGTAGTTTTGCAACAGATGCAGACACTCCTCCATCCAATCCAGATCAAGGCGACGCATGGTTCAACAGTAACAACGGAAAAACTTATGTCTATTTCGATGGTTACTGGATTGAGACTGGTGCAGCTCCAGTGGGACCTACTGGTCCAACTGGTCCTCAAGGCGAGAATTCAACAGTTCCAGGTCCTCAAGGCGATACAGGTCCAACAGGACCTACTGGTTACCGTGGTGTAACTGGTCCTCAGGGTCCTACAGGTGCTACTGGTGCTACTGGTGCGCAAGGTATTCAGGGTGAAACTGGACCAACTGGTTCGATCGGTGCTACTGGTGCAACTGGTGCTACAGGTGCTCCATCAAACGTCGTTGGTCCAACTGGTCCTACTGGTCCTACAGGTGCAACAGGTGCAGATTCCAATGTAACTGGACCTACTGGAGCTACTGGTGAATTCATCCCTAAGGCTGATACACCACCAGAGAATCCTGAACCAGGCCAAGTCTGGTTTGAAACTACAACTGGTGCTGTCTATGTTTATTACGATGGTTACTGGGTTGAAGTAGGTACATCAGAATTTGGTGGAGCTACTGGTCCTCAAGGTGCAACAGGTAACACAGGTGCAACAGGCCCTACTGGTCCACAAGGACAATCCATCACTTTCAAGGGAACACTCTCTAGTGCTTCGCAGTTGCCAAGTAGCAACAACACATATAACGATGCGTATATTGTTACTGACACTGGAAACCTACACATTTGGAATGGAAGTGCTTGGACTAACCAAGGACGTTTTGTAGGTCCTACTGGTGCAACTGGTGCTACTGGACCTATTGTGACTGGCCCAACTGGCCCACAAGGTTTGGGATCGCAAGCTAAGGGTTACTACAACACTTATGCAGACTTTATTGCAGGTGCTGGTTCATCCGCAGGAGTTGCTGGTGACTTCTATGTAATTTACGAAGAAGACACTATCTACATCTACACAACCAATAATGGTTGGATTGATGGTGGACCTCTGATTGGTCCTTCTGGTCCAACAGGAGCGGCTTCTACAGTACCGGGACCTACAGGACCTACAGGTCCTGGCATTACAGGACCTACTGGTCCTCAAGGTGTTTCAATCACAATGAGGGCAAGTGTTGCAACTATTGGTGACCTCCCATCAACTGGTAACACCATCAATGATGGTCGTGCTGTTGATGCTGATGGTGACTTGTATGTTTGGGATGGCGACAGCTGGAACAATGTTGGACAGATTGTTGGTCCTACAGGTCCTACTGGTCCTGGAGTAACAGGTCCAACTGGCCCTGCATCTACTCAGCCAGGTCCAACTGGCCCAACAGGTCCATTTGGTCCTACTGGTCCTAAAGGCGGTGTGACATTTAGAGTTACATCTACTGGTGATGCTGGTTCTTATCAAGTTGAAGGTGTGGTTGGAGATAACCCTACTTTGACAGTTGTTCGCGGCGAGCGCGTTTACTTTGACGTCAGTCAAGTATTGACAGCAAACCCATTTGCACTGCGTTTGTCTCAGTTCTCGAACTCAACGGTTCCAGGAACAAGCAACAACTCTCCTGTATCTGGTCGTACTGGTGCAAGCACAGACACAACTATCGTGTATGACGTTCCATTGAACGCACCTTCATCGATTGTGTTCGTAGACGTATCTGACACCAACATCTCTGGTGTTATCGATATTGTAGACAAGATTGGTCCTACAGGCCCAACAGGTGCTGAAGGCCCAGTCGGTGAGCCAAACTATGTTTCTTATACACCAGTAGCTGGTGGAGTTACAGGTACTCCATCTGTCTTTGGTTCATATGTAAAGTATGGACAGGACGTAACTGTTGGAATTCGTATTCTGTATACCAGTTCTAGTTTTGGAGCGTCTCAGTTGACAGTGACACTTCCTCAACTACCTCAGGCAGTACAAGCAGTTCAACTAAGCGGTGTTCTAGATATCGCTGGATCACAGAGTGGTGCCATGTATGACGTTATTGCATTGACTACTGAAGGATCTGCGACAGCTAAGTTGTACTATCCAGGTTCAAACGGAGTTTTGACACCAATAACTGGAACTGCTCCAACTACACTAACCACTGCAACCAGCTTGTACATCACTGGTTCATATATTTCACTGACCTAATAGATAAGAAGAGGAGGTAACTAACGTGCCAGCGATTGACTTTCCGCTAAACCCCACTGTGGGTCAGGAATACACCAATGGAATCCAGACCTATGTATGGAACGGAACCTCTTGGCGTCTAGTTAGAACAAGTGCTCAAGGACCTACAGGCCCAACTGGCCCAGCAGGTCTTGACTCAACAGCTATTGGTGCTACAGGACCTACAGGACCTACTGGACCACAAGGCCCTGCTGGCCCTGACGGTCTTCCATCTGTAGTCCCAGGACCAACAGGTCCTACAGGTGCAACAGGCGAATTTGCAATTGCTGCATGGACTACATATGTACCAGTTTTATACGGAAGCACAACTAATCCAGTAATTGGTAACGGTTCTATTACTGGAAGATATGCATATGTTGGAGCTACTGTTTTCGGGGAAATTAGAATTATTGCAGGAACTTCTGGATTCAACAGAGGATCTGGAACTTATTCTGTAAGTCTGCCAGCAGCTGGTATTTTTGAAAACTACCAGCCAGTAGGTCAAGTCGTTATGCGCGATGAAGGTCCTGGTATTACCTACTTCGGTACAGCGATTTTCAACAACAATAATGGAAACAGAGTTGAATTGTTTATGCACTCACAGAGCGCGACATTCGTAGAAGGTGCAGCTGTGACAGCTGATACTCCATTCTTGTTCAGCGGCAATGACAAAATTCTTATTCAATTCACTTACGAGTCAGCACTGTAGTTAGGAGAGACAAATGGCAGCTATTGATTTTCCTAACTCCCCTCAAGTAAATGATGTATTTACTTCTGGAGTCCAAACATGGATTTGGAGCGGTACCTCTTGGGACCTTGTTATTTCAGAAGTTGTTGGTCCTACTGGACCGACTGGTCCTCAAGGTGAAGCATCTAATGTAACTGGACCTACAGGTTCAAAAGGAACCTTCCTTCTTGCAGCGGATACTCCTCCATCAGGTGCAGCCGAGGGTGATACTTGGTTCAACACAGCAACTGGAAAAATTTATGCATACTACGACAGCTACTGGGTCGAGACTGCTTCAAGCCTAAGTGGTAGCGAAGGTCCTACTGGACCTACTGGAGCTACAGGCCCTCAAAGTACTGAATTAGGACCTACAGGTTCAACTGGTCCAACAGGTCCTACTGGTCCTCAGGGAAATACTGGCCCAACTGGGTCTAAAGGTTTAGATGTAACAGGACCTACTGGGCCTCAAGGACCTACTGGTGCACAAGGTGTAACTGGTCCAGAAGGTGAACGAGGACCTATTGGTGCAACTGGTCCTATTGGTGCAACTGGTCCTATTGGTTCTGATGGTGTGACTGGACCTACTGGTCCTCAGGGTGAACGTGGTGCTACAGGACCGACTGGTGTTCGCGGATTCGTAGGACCAACTGGTCCTGTTGGATCTACTGGTCCTTCTATTACTGGACCTACTGGTCCTACAGGTGCTCAGGGTGTAACTGGACCTGCTGGTGGACCTACAGGTTCAACAGGTCCTACTGGCCCTACAGGACCAACTGGTGCAGATGGTGCAGCTGGTCTTCGTGGTGCAACAGGAGCGACTGGCCCAACTGGAGCAGCATCTACAGTTCCAGGACCAACAGGTCCAAGTGTTACAGGTCCAACAGGACCTGCTTCAACGATTCCTGGTCCTACAGGAGCTACAGGAGCAACTGGTCCATCAGTAACAGGACCTACTGGTCCTACTGGTGAAAGTTTTATTGGAGTAACTTCTTCTAGCAATTTAGAGATAGCCTCAGGAACTCTCAACTTTATTGTAAATAAAGTTGCTGCATTTGCAGTAGGAACTCGTTCTCGTCTTGCAAGTGCTAGTTTCCCAGCTGATTACATGGAAGGAATCATTGGTTCTATCAATGGAACCACGATTACTCTTCTTGTAGACAAGATCAACGGTGACGGTAATACCTACTCAAGCTGGAATCTAGTATTAGGTGCTGGAGAGATAGGACCAACAGGTCCTACAGGCCCTCAAGGTGCATCAATCAAGTTCAAGGGAACTGTTGCTAATGATGTAAACCTTCCAGCTAGTGGAAACCAAGTCAACGACGCATATGTCGTATCAGCTACTGGCGACCTTTGGGTATGGAACGGAACCATCTGGCAGAACTCTGGAAAGATTGTTGGCCCTACAGGACCTACAGGAACTACTGGTCCAACTGGACCAGCCATAACTGGTCCTACTGGTGCAGCATCTACAGTTCCAGGACCTACTGGCCCAACAGGTCCAGCTTCTACGGTTGCAGGTCCAACTGGCCCAACAGGTCCAGCTATCTTCAACTTGGTTGGTCCTCAGTACCTACAATCAGTAACTCTAGGTTCTAGCGATAAAGCCTCTATTGTGAAAATCAACAGCTCATCAGCAACAGTTGTAACTGTTCCACTTGATGGAGCTAATGACTACACATTTGATACAGGAACTCAGATTGTGCTTACTCAGCTGGGTACTGGAGTTTTCTCTGTGACTGGAGCTGCTGGAGTTAGCGTTCTAAGTGAAGGTGCTCGCTACACAAGTAAGAACCGATACGCCATTGCGTCTCTTATCAAGCTTGGTGCAAATTCTTGGCTATTGAGCGGAAACCTACAGGCATAACATGCTAATCGCCACCCATGCAATGCATGCGACTTTACCAGTTCCGTTCTTAGCTACAGTATGGACTCAGGTTGTCAACACCACATTTGGGACAACTAACATCAATGCTATTACCTCGGATGGATCTAGTCAGTACGTTGCTGTTGGTAGTTCTGGAAAGATTGCTACTAGTTCAAATTTGATTACATGGACTTCTGCTGTTTCTGGGTTTTCTGGAAGCAATATATATGCCATAGCGTATGGAGATGGTCAGTACATTATTGGTGGTAGTGCAGGAAAAATGGCTAGATCATCTGATGGAGTCAATTGGACTTTAGTTGCTTCTTCATTCGGTGCTAGTGCAATTTTGGGAATTGTTTACGCCCCTTCTGCAGGGCTTTGGATTGCTGTAGGAGCTTCTGGAAAGCTAGCTACATCTATCGATGGCATTGAGTGGGTTCAACGTCTATCATCTTTTGGTACTACATTTATAAATGCTGTTTGGGCCACCCCAACAACTATCGTTGCTGTTGGCTATGACGGAAAACTAGCTACCTCTTCCAACGGAACTTCGTGGACTCAGAGAAGCTCATCATTTGTGACTAGCACTATTTTTGGAATCACTACAAACGACTCTGGCTCAAAATTTATTGCAGTTGGAGACGCTGGAAAGATTGCAACGTCACCAAATGGAACAACTTGGACTCAGGCATTTCCTGCCTCCTCTTTTGGTGGTTCCCAGGTAAGAGCGGTTTCTGGTAATTCTGAAACTTATATAGCTGGTGGAACTGCTGGAAAAATTGCCACTTCCATTGATGGCGTTTCATGGATTCAAAGATCCTCGGGATTCGGAACTAGCAATATCAATGGAGTTTATTTAGATGCTTCAGTAGCAGTTGCAGTGGGCAGCGGCGGCAAAATCGCATATTCAGGAGTCTAAAGAAGTATGTTTTCTTATATCATTATAGAAGAAGGACCGATGGTTCAAATTCTTCACGGGACAAACGTCATCGACGAGAGCGGTCCATGGGAGTCTATTGCATCAGCAAGCATATGGGCTGAAGCCTATGTTGCTTTGAAAAATTCTGAAGCTTCAGAACCATATGTTGGCTAATCAATTCCAACGTACAATAGACAGTTAGAGTAGAAAGGACGCGAAACAGTGGCAGCGATTGATTTTCCAACACCAGTTATCGTAGGTGAAGAATTCACTTCTGGCGGTCAAACCTGGGTATGGACTGGGACAGTTTGGGAAAACAAGCGCGTAACTCCTACTGGTCCTACTGGTCCGCAAGGTATTCAGGGACCAACGGGTGCTACTGGTCCTCAAGGTCCAACTGGTGTTCAAGGTATTGCAGGTCCTACAGGACCTGTTTCTGACGTTGCTGGACCACAAGGTCCGCAGGGACCAACTGGTCCTCAAGGACCAACAGGACCTCAAGGTCTTCAAGGTGAGCAAGGTCTTCGTGGTTTTACAGGTCCTACTGGTGCTGATTCAAACGTAACTGGTCCTCAAGGTCCGACAGGTCCTCGCGGTGTTACTGGACCTACAGGTTCAACAGGTGCTCAATCAGAAGTTCCGGGTCCTACTGGTCCTACTGGTCCAGTCGGTAAGTTCACAGCTAGCCCTACTCAGCCAGATCTACTTTCTGCAGTCAACGGTGATGCATGGTTTGATACAAACACTGCAATTACATATGTGTTCTATAACGGTGTGTTTATCCAAACTCAAGGTGGATCTACTGGCCCTCAGGGTGCCACTGGTGCAGCTGGTTCTCTAGCAGTGTCTACAAGCTGGTGGTTAGGCTCATAAAGATGCAAAACACGAGCACTTTTTCAGAATCAACTAACACATCGAATGGTATTCTACTAATAATTCGTGTGTGCGGTATGAGAGGTACTAACTAATGCCTGGTTTTCTTGGTGGTAGCAGCGGTTCGAGCTCCTCTGGTGGTCAAATCAGTTTTCCAAAAGAGTTTATTGATCCAGTAACCAAACTTCGCGTATCCCAGCCTGAAAACCTGATCGATACCGACTTTGAATACGGTCTCCAGCCAACTAAGTGGGAAACAGTTGAGCTCATCAACAACACGCCATCGTTCTTCTCAAAGAGCGGTGATACAACTATTCCTAACATTCTGTCCATTACGACAAATGATGGTACCCGTGAAATTACAGTAAAGACAGGTCTACCTCACGGTCTTGCTGCTGGTATCCCAATCAACGTAACTGGTAGCAAGTCAATTACAGCTGATGGTTCATACATCATCAACTCAATCCCAAACACCACTACTTTTACATATCTATGTAGAGACGTTCAAGTCGGTACAAACTCGATTGAGGACCTTTACTCATCTATTATCACTGGTGAGTTCTTCCAAGGCTCCCAGCTTCGTATTGCCGATGAGGCAGGTATTGTCACTGACGGCGAGTCAATTTCAACTCTTACTGTAAAAACTGGCTCTACCCACGGTTTCTATGTAGATACCCCGTTCTACTTCTTGAACTTGAACTCAACTATCTCCCAAGAGTTCCCTGCTAACAACAACACAACTAAGTCTTTTGACGCATCAAACTCAGCTACTGCTCAGACTTTTGATGGTTCTAACACTCTTTCTCAGATCAACATTGACTGGTCTAACTCTGCGACTGTAGCTGGTGTAACTAGCACAGTCAACATGAACACAAACAACATCACTAATAACACCATTACCGTTGCTCACGGTACCGAGAATTTCAATGGTAAGCCTCTTGGCACTCCTCTGTATTATGATGTTGTCGCTGGTGGCGGGTATTTTGCAACTAACCCACGAGGAGTTGTTTTCCTACGAACCAATGATGCCCTAGGAACTTCTAGCTCAACATTCCAAGTAAGTGACACACCTGATGGTGAAATCATCACGATTGTCACCACAATGACTGGAACATTCCAGCTTGCAAACCAAGCTCGTACTTTTGCTGGTAACAACGTAAATCCTCTTTCAGAGCAAGTAGTTACTATTATCAAAGATGCTCCAAAGACTTTTGATGGATCAAACACTGGTGGAACTAGCGGAAACGTAACTTCTTTTAGTGGTTCCTTGGTGAACGTATCTTCTGCTGATGGTCTACCACTTGATTGGTATTTCAGCACAATGGTTTACTACACCACAACTGGTACAGCAGCTAATGGTTTGACTGCAAATACCACCTACTGGGTAGATTCATTCTTCTCAACTGGCGGTACTAACTATGCATTTACTCTAAAGCCAACTGTTGGTGGGGCCACCATCACCTCAATCTCTGGTGGAACTGGTACTCAGAACTTCAAGCAAATCGGTATCTCGCTAGACAAGAACATATTCCACGTCAAAGATCACGGTTATGCGCAATTCGACATGCTCAAGTACACAGCGCCTGAAGCTGGAGCATTTAGCGTTGTATCAGCTGATCAAATCAAGAACTTCTACTTCGTTGCGCAAGTTCTAGATACCCACAACTTTACACTCAACCAGACTGTTGGTGAGGTTTCACCTCAGACCATTAGTCGTAGTGGTTACTCTCGCTATGCGATGACTCCAACAACAATCACAACGATTGGTATGACAGCTCCTATTACTTATGCTGTCACAAGTGGAACTCTTCCTACTGGTCTTACTTTGAACACATCTACTGGTGTGGTTTCAGGTACACCTCTAGAAAACATTGCAGTACCTGGTCGTACAGTAATCATTACTGCTACAGACTCATTTGGAATCTCTGCGTTCCAAACTCACAACTATCAATTTGACCAACCACCAAGCTTGTACTCATTCACATCTGTGACATTTACTCCAGGTGGATATGGCGGTACTGGTGGTCCAGACATCAACGCTGCACGTTCAGGTGCTGGTAACCCTTCATGGGGTACTACCTACATCAACATGCCAGGTACTCAAGGAAAGATTGAGTGGACTGTTCCTGAAACAGCTACATATCGCATTGAAGCATATGGTGCTGCTGGTGGATGGTCATACGGTTGGGGTACTCGTGGTGGTTACGGTGCTCGTATGCAAGGTGACTTTAGCCTTGGTCTAGGTGACAAGCTTTACCTAGTTGTTGGTCAGGCAGCATATGGAAACTACTACGACGGCGGTGGTGGTGGTGGTTCCTTCGTCGCTACTAGCCCAACTGGAGGTCCTCTTCTAGTCGCTGGTGGTGGTGGCGGTGGTTCACCAGGTTGGTATGGCTATGCTGACGCAACCACTGGACAATATTCTCGAAGCTCTAACAACTGGGGATCACCATCTCCAGGTAACGGTGGTTCAGGTTCTACCTTCGGTGGAGGCGGTGGCTTCTACGGTAACGGTGGCGGTTCTTGGTATGGAACTTCATTCGTAAACGGTGCTTACGGCGGCGGAAACCAAGCTGTAGGTGGCTTCGGTGGAGGCGGCGGTGGTGGAGGCACCAACGGCGCTGGTGGTGGCGGTGGCTACACAGGTGGACCTGGCTCATGGTGGTCAGCAAACGGTGCAGGCGCTGGTTCATACAACGGTGGTACAAACCAGTCAAGCTCAGAAACCGCTAGCTCAGGCAACGGTCAAATCACGATTACAAAGCTCTAAGGACTAGGAGACTTATAAATGCCAATTGACGTAACGGCTGCGGGTGCCGCAGGTACTCACTCCTTTTCACGAGTAAATGTAAATACTGACGATAACTTCATCTACTATAAAAACAGTGGTGCAAGCGTTATCCCATCTGCTTTTGTTCCAGGTACAGCGTTTCTCTACACTTCTGGTGTTGGAGATGTAGCAGGGTTTACAGAAGATGGTCTTGTTTATGTAACTACAACCGAGCCTAAAAAGCTAAAGTTTAGTACTGAATCTGGCGGTTCAGAGATTGATCTAACTGATAGCACACCTGGCTCTATCAAATTCAACACACCAGTTGTGTACGCAAACAAGCTAAACATTGACTCTTCAACTCCAACTAATCAAGCAGTCAAGTACCTAACATCTGGAACACCACTAACTGGTTTGACTAGCGGTGAGACATACTTCCTCAAGAACGTATCAATCTCTGAGTTTGCTGGTTCTCAGGCTCTTTATGCATTTACAAGTCACACCTTTACTACATGCGGTAAGACTGGACGCGTTGGACCTAACCAAGCAGAAATGCGCAACGCATACAACACTACTTGGGATGAAACATATCTAAGCCGTGGAACATTTGATGGTTACCAAGACTGGACTGTTCCAGTTTCTGGTATTTACTCATTTGACGTTCGCGGTGCCGCTGGCTATGACGGTACTGGTACAGGAACCGCTGGGCGTGGTGCTATTGTCCAAGGACGACTTGCCCTAACTAAAGGTGAGGTAATTACTATCGCTGTAGGTCAGCGAGGTGCTGCTCCTGCTTCAGGTACTGTATGGGGTGGTTCTGGTGGTGGAACATTCGTTGTTCGTAAGACTGGTTCCGAGCCTCTATTTGTTGCTGGTGGTGGTTCTGCTGAATCAAACTCTGGTGCAGGACGCGATGCTGTTCTTACTAAGCTTGGTGGAACTTCAACTAACAACCAACAAGCTGGTGGAACTGCTGGTTTCGGTGGTCGTACAACCACTCCATTTGGTTACTCAGCGGCTGGTGGTGGTTTCTTCTCCCGTGGTGCTAATGGTGGACTTACAGGTCAGCAAAATCTAGGTGGAGGATCATTCCTCGACGGTCTAACTCAAGGTACTAATAGCCGCACTGGTGGTTATGGTGGCTTTGGTGGAGGCGGTCAGTCAGACGGTCAAAACGTAGGTCAATCTGGTGGTGGCGGTGGCTACTCTGGTGGTGGTGGAGCTCGCTCTACAACAGCTAACCACTCAGGTGGTGGTGGTGGTTCATTTATCGCTGCTACAGCTACTAACGTTGCAACATCTACAGGACGTTTTGATGGAGTTCTAACATTCAATGGTTCTGCTATTGGAAACGTTGGAGCATATAACACAGGTGAAGGTTCTGTTGCTGTAGCCCTAGTATCTAGCTTTACAACTGGTAACAGCATTCACCCAACTGCGCAAGATGCAGAAAATGGAACAAATGCAATTGAGATTGAAGCAGCTGGATCTTCATATCACGCATTCCTACCTATCAACTTTGACGTACTCAACGACGTCATCCACAGCCCAGCAGCACATACCCTTTCAAATGGTGAAGCTGTAACTCTCTTCTTCAATGGAACTCCTCCAGTGGGAATCACGAATGGTGGTGTCTACTATGTCAACACAGTGGATGCATTCTCTTATCGATTGAGTACAACTCCTGCACCATCATTTACCAACATCAACTTGATTTCTCCATCTTCTAGAGAAACATCAACCTCTGCTACTGCAAGCCGTGTTGTTGTGAACGTCTCTACAAACACTTTGACAATTAGCAACCACGGTTTCTTGGTTGACCAACCACTTCAATACGATGCAGGTGGCGGTACAGCTATTCTGCCTCTTATCGATGGTGCTACATATTATGTATCTGAAGTTCTCAATGCTAACCAGATCCGTCTAAAGTCATCTCTGAACGCTCCAACTTCAATCGACTTTACATCTGCTGGTACAGGAACTGGTCACAGCTTTATCTTCTTGACCGTAAACACAGCTGAAGACACTCTCTACATTCCTAACCACGGTCTTGTAAATGGTCAGGCTGTTCGTTACTCAAACGGTGGTGGTACAACAATTACTGGTCTAACTAATGATGCTACTTACTACATCATCAAGGTTGACAACAGCATTGTAAAGCTTTCTACAAATAAGACTCTTACTGCTCCAGCAAACATCACTGCCGCTGGTACAGGAACTCAGTCTCTATTTATCACATCTTTGGACTATACAAACAACATCATCACTATTCCTGGCCATGGATTCCTTAGTGGAGAGCTTGTTGAGTACGATACAAAGGGTCAGACTGCAGTAAATGGTCTAACAACTGCTACTCCTTACTATGTAATCTTCATTGATGGAGATAACATCAAGCTTGCTCTTACCCCTGAAAATGCAGATGCTGGCACAGCGATTGACATCACAAACAGCCCTCTTGGTGTTGGTCGTCACACATTGCGTTCTCTATCTAAGACTCCAGATGGTATTTACACAATTACTACAGTTCCTAGCCCTGACACATTCACTGTGGAAGCTCAAGGAAACGTTCCAGTAATTACAAAGACTTTCAACCCTCGTACAACTATTGACCTTGAATTGAATACATTCTTCCTACCATCTCACGGTTTTGTGACTGGTACAGAAGTTACTTACTCTCAAGGTGATGCTGCTACTGATATTGGTGGACTTGTAAACAACACCCACTACTTCGTTGTAGGTGTAAACCGAGACTACCTACGTCTAGCAACTTCAGCAGAGAACGCTGCTTCTGGTATCACCTTGGACATCACAGACCACGGTACTGGTGTTGGTCACCAACTTGTATCAGACCAGATCAACGGTAACGTCACTGGTTCAGGTTCTGTATCTGTAGGAGCTGGCTCTGTTCTTATCAATGGTGTTGGTACTTCATTCTCAAAGATTCTAAAGGTAGGAGACCGTTTCCGTCTCTTCCCACCTAACACCACTAATCAGATTACATTTGCTGATACAGATGTAAGCACTGTAACTAACCGCGTAACAAAGGCTCACACCTTTACTACAGGTGCTGTTATCAAGTTTGCCTCTAACGGTGGAGTGGCTCCTAGCCCATTGGTTGATGGTTACTACTACTATGTTCGTGCAGTATCTTCTACTGAAGTAACACTTCACGGAACATACAATGATGCCCTAAACAACCTTCAGGCTATTGACTTCAGTACCCAAGGTACTGGAACTGGATTTACTTTCACTCAGACCACACCAGTAGGTCCAATCATTCGTCGTATTACAGCGATTGGTTCTGATACTCAGATTACCGTGGACCGCCCATATGCATCTGCATACAACAGCGTTTCATACTCTTACCCAACCTTCGTCTATGTACGTCCTCAGGGCTACTCACTACACCGTCCATTCGATGGTGGCGTTGAGATGTCAGTTGGTGCAAAGACATCACTTGGACAAATTATCCGCCAGACCCGTAAGTACTTCCGCTACCAGTCAGGTAAGGGTCTACAGACATCTTGCGGTATCAACTTCCAGCCTTCCATTGATATTGAAAGCATGAGACAGTTCTCTAGCACCACAATCGAGGCTAAGACTCGTCGTCCTCATGGTTTGGTTTCAGGTCTATTTGTCACCATCTCTCAGGCTGAAGACTCATATGGAGATCAAAGCACTGTATACAACGGAGACTTCCAAGTAACTGTTGTAGATTTGACAACATTCCGATTTGTTGCTCGTGAACCAATTGTTCAAAACCGTGCCTACGGCTTCCCTCAGTTCTTCGTTCGTGAGTGGTCAAATGGTGCTGTTCGTTCAGGTATGTTTGACTTCCAGAATGGTATGTTCTACGAGTTCAACGGTTCCGAAATTTTTGCTTGTCGCCGTAGCTCAACTCAGCAGCTAGCTGGTACAGCATCTGCTCTACAAGGTTCCGAGCTTATTTTTGGTACAAACACAAGTTTCACTGCTCAGCTAGATGTCGGTGATTTTATTGTTATGCGTGGTCAGAGCTATCGAATTACTCAGATTGACTCTGACACTCGTATGTCAGTTCGTCCTGAGTACAAGGGTGCTTCTGGAGCAGAGAAGGAATTCAATCCTCAGACTGCTGTAAATACAAGCACTGACACTATTACATTGGTTGGTCACGGATTCTCTGATCGTCTTCCAGTTGTTTACAACTCAATCGACGGTGAGCCAATCGGTGGTCTTATCAACGGTCGCACCTACTATGTAGACCTTGCGTCAATTGACACTGGAAATAAAAACAACGCTTTCAAGCTTGTAGCTGATCCAGACTCAGAGTTGAACGTAAATCTTTCAAGTACTGGTACAACAACAGTTCACTCATTTACTCCTGCTAAGTCAGGTATTGTTATCACCAAAACTGTAGATACTAAGGTTCCTCAGTCACAGTGGTCTGTTGATGTTTGTGATGGTTCTGGACCAACTGGATACCTACTTGACACAAGCCGTATTCAGATGTCTTACATTGACTACTCTTGGTACGGTGCGGGTAAGATTCGCTTCGGTTTCAAGACTACCGATGGTCAAGTACAGTACGTTCACGAGTTTGTTCACAACAACAACTTGTACGAGTCATACTTCCGCTCTGGTAACCTCCCAGCTCGCTACGAAGTTGTGACCTATGAGAACCCAACTTACATCCCTTACTTGTTCCACTGGGGTACATCGGTCATCATGGATGGTCGCTTTGACGATGACAACGCGTACTTGTTCACAGGTTCAAGCCAGACTCTAAACGTTCCAGGAACTACTGCAAAGTCATTTGCATCTTCTGGAATTATCTTGTCAAATGACTTGATTACTGTACAGTCCCACGGTTTCAACACTGGAGACCTTCTACAGTTCCAGTCAATTGCCCCAAGCGGATTCCCAGGTACAAATTCATTGAACCCAGCAACTGCGGTAGTTGGATCAAACACCTATGCAAACTTGGCTAATAACCAGCTTTACAAGGCATTTGTAAACTCTGTAAACTTGATTCACTTGACACCAGCTAACGCAACCATCACTATTGGTGCAAACGTTGCTAGGTCTGGAAGCACGATTACTGTAACCACAGCTACTCCTCACGGTTTGACTACTGGAATGTACGCTGGAATCTATGGTTTGACTGCAACTAACCTTACAAATGGTGCTTACACTGTTACAAGAGTTAGTGATACTGTATTTACATACACTGTTGCTGGTACTCAGACAGTAGCAGCAATTGACCAACCAGGCGCTGCGATTTCTGAAGTTATCAACTTTACTTCTCAAGGTAATACTCAGTACACCTACTTCTTGTATCCAAACGGCTCATTGAACAATACATCTGGTCCTAACTACCAGCCACTGTTGTCAATCCGCCTATCTCCTTCAGTATCTGAAGGTCTTACAGGTAAGCTCGGTGACCGAGACGTTATCAACCGAATGCAGCTACGTTTGAAGGAAGTTGGTGTATCTACTACCCAGCTTGTGGATGTGAAGCTTCTCATCAACCCTCGTTTGAACAACTTGAACTTTGTTGGAGTAGACTCTCCTTCATTGACTCAGTTGGTTGAGCACACCTCAGCTGATACCGTTTCTGGTGGAGTTCAGATTTATAACTTCCGCGCCTCTGGTGGTGCTGGTGGTGTTGAGAACACAACTACAGTTGATATCTCGACTCTGTTCGAGCTCTCAAACTCAATCCTCGGTGGTGACAGCATTTTCCCTGATGGACCTGATATTCTTACTATTGCAGTATCCCGTTTGACAGGTTCAACAACACTAGCAGCAGCCAAACTTTCATGGTCTGAAGCTCAAGCTTAGGAGAGACAACGTATGCCGATTCAGAGACTTGGTATTCAGAATCCATCAGGTAACGCTGATACCGTTCTGGCAACATTTTCAGACCCATATTTGGTGTCTGTTGTTGTCGCCAACAAGGCGGTAGTTGCTGTACCAGCAACTAAAGTTAGCATCTGGGTCGTGCCATACAACGCTGTAATCCAAGAGAATTTTGCATACATTTGCTACAACTTGGAAATTGCTGTAGGTCAGTCTTTTGAGACTTTCCGATTTGCAGTAAATGAGGGTGACACGCTATACGTTCGTTCAAGCGTATCAACTACATCATTTAGTGTTAGCGGTATTGCTCAGGAAGACGCTGCTCTTCCAGAAAATATTGTTCAAACCTTGACTAACAAAGAGATTCGTGGTGTTTACAACACAATCTATGTAGATAAAGGTATTACTGCAGAACGTCGATCATCAGCTGAAGTTGGGTATGTACGCTTCAATACCGAGCTAAATTCAGGTAATGGTGCTTTAGAGCAGAAGACCGAAGCTGGCTGGGAAATTGTAGGAACTGGTGTTACATCTGGTCCGACAGGAGCAACTGGAGCCGCTGGTGCTACAGGCCCAACTGGCCCTTCAGGTGGACCTACTGGTCCTACAGGTGCTCAGGGTGTAACAGGCCCTACTGGTCCAGTTGGTATTGGTGGTCAAGATGGACCTGCTGGCCCGACTGGTGCTACTGGCCCAGCTGGACCTCAAGCAATCGCTGTGAATATGCTTGGCTCTGTTGCTGATTTTGCAAGCCTTCCAAGCACAGGTAATACTTTTCAAGATGCATATTTAGTTCTAGCTGATGGTGATGTATATTTTTGGACCGCTGGCGATGAGTGGCAAAACATTGGTCCAATCTCTGGACCGACTGGACCTACAGGTGCTACAGGACCAACAGGTGCCGCGTCAACAGTAGCTGGACCTACTGGTCCAACAGGTGCAGCAGGTGCACTTGGTGCGACAGGTCCACAAGGTGACCCTTCTCTTGTTCCAGGACCAACAGGTCCTACTGGACCGACTGGTGCAAGCATTACTGGTCCTACTGGTCCAGAGGGTCCTACAGGCCCATCTGGTGGACCTACTGGTCCTCAGGGCGAGACTGGACCTACTGGTCCATCTGGCGGACCAACAGGTCCAACTGGTCCTCAGGGTCCTCAAGGTATTCCTGGCACTGGTTCCGTAGCTGTAGTACAGACTACTGACCCAACAACATATGTTGGTCTATACGAAGACATGACTGGAAACCTCGGTGGTAAAACCAACGATGGTATTACCTACAATGCTTCGACTCAAACTTTGTATGTTGGTGGTGTAGAGACTGCTCGACTAATTGGACCTACCAGCGAAACTGGTACTTACACAATTACTTCTCCTACAACTATTACTCTCGATGCAGAGAGTGAAGTTATTGCAAATGCTCCAATCAGATTGTTGACCGTCACCACGGCGGAACTCGGGACTCTTACTGCTAGCGAGGGAGCCATTGCCTATGTGACTGATGCTGCATTAGGTTCTCAGTTGCACTACAACAATGGATCTAGCTGGGTAACTATTGAAGGTACTGGCGCTGGTCCGACTGGACCTACAGGTGCTACTGGACCTTCAGGAGGACCAACTGGTCCTACTGGTCCTACAGGTGCCACAGGTTTGACTGGTATTACTGGACCAACTGGAGCTACAGGTGCTACTGGTGCGACAGGTGCTGCAAGTACCGTTGCGGGACCTACAGGTCCAACAGGTGCAACTGGTGAAGCTGGTACAACTCTTTTCAACGCACTCATTGAAGTAACCACTGCTGGTATATCAGTTGCGGATGTTGCTTATTCAGCTATTGCACGCTTGAGCGTCACCAATAATGGAACAGCGTCATACCGTTTTACTAGCCACTATGGTGATGTTGATAATCCAATTATTTACGGTATAAATGCAACAACCCTTGCGTTTGACCTCAGTGTTACTGGACACCCGTTCCGTATTCAAACTACAGCTGGAGTAAACTTCAACACAGGTTTAGTACACGTTGCAAATGATGGAACAATATCTACTGGTTCAGCAGCTCAGGGTAAGTCAACTGGAACTTTGTATTGGCAGATTCCATTTAGCGCTTCTGGGGAGTACAAGTATGTATGTTCTGACCACCCAGCGATGACTGGAACCATAACTATCAAAGATATTTCCGCTATCTAACAACTAACGAGAGACAGGTTTTAGATAGATGAGTGACTATAAGGAATACACGGTAACTACAGCGGATTTGGCAACCACCGATTCCGTATGGGATGACCTTTTATCTTCAGAGCCAACCCCCGAAACTATCCCAGATAGAGTCGTTGAAGTTGCTAATGAAAGACCAAATAACCAGCGCAATACTGTCTACTATTTATCCGACGCCGAGGCATTTTTCTTAGCTCAAGATCCTCGAGTAGAGGCAGTACAGACTGTAGATAATTTCAAGGTATACAAAAAGGCTTTTCAAACTGCAACATTTAGCAAAGACACCGTTCAAATCGGTCCTAAGGCTAACTGGGGACTACTTCGTCATATCAAAACAAATAATATTTATGGAACATCAACTGATGATCCAGGTGGAACATATGACTACGTTCTAGACGGAACTAATGTTGATGTTGTTATTCTTGACAGTGGTATTCAAGCGGACCACCCAGAATTTCAATCTCTAGAAAACCCGCTAGCTAGCAGAGTGAATCAAATTGACTGGTATGCCGAAAGTGGTATTGCTGGAACAATGCCAACAGGATTTTATACAGACTATGATGGACACGGAACACATGTTGCTGGGATTGTTGCAGGTAAAACATTTGGTTGGGCAAAAAATGCTCAAATCTTTTCTATCAAACTAGAGGGTCTAAGAGGACCATCAGATCCAAACGAGGGTTTTGATGTGTCTACGGCCTTCGATGTTCTTTTGGGCTGGCACAATAATAAAACAAATGGTCACCCTACTGTTGTTATCAATAGTTGGTCCTATGGAATTATCTATCGTTCAGATTTAGAAGTTTTTGCATTTTCCGAAGATGAGTTTGCGACTTTGTATAACATCAATGGTGGATCATATAGAGGAATTTCATGGACAGGTTCAACTTTAGATCCAGCAAAAGGCCATACTGGTCAGCAAATATCAGAGTTTGGATACCTCTACCCATTTAGAGTTCCATCAGTTGATGCAGATATAGCCCAGTTAGTGGATGCTGGAATTGTGGTCTGTAATGCCGCTGGAAACGAATCAATAAAAGTAGACAATGCTTCTGGCAATGACTACAACAACTACATCCTTACTGACTTTGGTACTTTTTACTATCATAGAGGTTCTAGCCCTAGCTCACAAAATATTGATGCTTTCTATGTTGGAGCTGTTAGCTCTCTGACTCAGGGTGGTACTGATAGGAAAGCTGGGTATAGCAATGCTGGACCAGGTATAAACATATACGCTGCTGGATCTCAAATTATGAGTGCCATGAGCCAAACAAATGTAAATAATTTTGACTACCAGTATTTCCATAATGTCTCGTATAAACAGGCTCTTCTCAGCGGGACCTCTATGGCAAACCCTCAAATCGCTGGGATGGCAGCTTTACTCCTTCAGATGCATCCAGACTGGGCTCCATCGCAGGTAGTTAGTTATATGGTCAACGAAAGCCTCCCAAGTTTATATTCAACTAATATGGACGATGATTACACCTCAACAACTAGCTTGTGGGGTGGTGCACCGAGAATGGCCTATGTACCTAACGCTTCGCAGCGTGTTTTCACCATTTTTGGTAGTTAGATAGCTCAAGTAAAGGTATAATTCTATGGAACCCCTAACTAGCCCACTCAGGAGAAACTAATGCCAGCAAAGAGACTAGGAGTAGCCTCTCCTGTAGCCAACGTTGCCGTTCTACTTGGAACAGCAGATGTGGTGGGTGTAGCGTCTGTTATTGCCACCAACAAAGGTGGAGTAGATACATCAGTAACCATATATGTTGAGCCTATAGAAGCTCTAGGCGTGGAATCTGCCCGCGCATACATCGTTAGTGATTTAGTAATTTCTGTTGGACAAGCCTTTGAAACTTTTAGATTCCCAGTAAACGTCGGGGATCAGGTATATGTAAAAGCAGCAACAGCTACTGCTACCTTCCAATGCACTGTCGTCTATGAACAAGCTGGTCGTGCAAACATCATTTATGCTGCAAATCAGCCAGGATATCCATCTGTCGGAGATATTTGGATTGACAGCACTACCGAAGATGTAAATTTTTATACTGGAGCAGGATTCAACACTATTGCTTCAGTAGCCCCTACTGGTCCGACTGGACCACTTGGTCCTACTGGTCCATTCGGTCCTACTGGCCCAACTGGTCCTGCAGGTTCAAGCCTTCGTGTTTTGGGAACATACGCGACTCTAAATCTTCTTCTTGCTGATAGTCCTATCGGAAATATCGGTGATGCTTATGTCATTGGGCAAGAGTTTATTTATGCATGGTCTGATCTAAACCAAGAATGGGCTCTTGTTGGTCCTATTGGCGTTACTGGTGCGACTGGTGCCACTGGCCCAACGGGTGCTCAAGGAATTGGTGGTCAAGACGGTGCTACAGGACCTACTGGTCCTGCTGGTACTCCAGGTGGTCCTACTGGTCCAACTGGTCCAGACTCCACCGTACCTGGTCCTACTGGTCCAACTGGTCCACAGGGAGATACAGGACCAACGGGTCCAACAGGAGCACAAGGTATTTCTTCTGGAGCAGTGCCTCCATCAGACACAACTCTACTTTGGGTAGATACAACAGTTGATTCTGCTGTATTAGAGCACGCTGCAACACATGGTGATGGGGCTGCTGATGAGATTACAATCTCTACAGCTCAGGTTACAGATCTAGATTTGAAGCTAAGTGCAACAGATATTTTGACAAGTGGCGAAGCAAGCATCAGTAGAAATGCTCCACTATCTGGTGTTGCATATGGTACTTCTGGAACAATTCTTCTTACATACCGTAGAGCTCAGAAGACAGAAACAATCACAAAACTTTCAATGGCATCTGGTACTGCAGCTGGAGCAACTCCTACACTTGTAAAGTTTGGAGTTTACTCTGTCGATGAGCTAACTGGTGACCTGACTAGAGTTGCAATCACAGCCAGTGATACTGCTACATTCTCTACTGCCAACACTTCCTATGAGTTGGCACTAACATCATCTTGGACTAAGACTAAAGGCACTCTATATGCCTACGCTGTATTGGTAGTTAGCACTGCCTCTCTTCCAACTATTGTTGGTAACTCTCACTTCTCCTCCACACCCGTGAACGCTATTTTGGCTCTCTCTCCTAGAATCACTGCTGCAGTGTCAGCTCAGACAGATCTACCATCAAGCATCACTGCTGCTTCCCTATCTAACTCAAACCGAGCCTTGTTTACTCAAGCGGTTCTCTAGGACTAGGAGATATAGATGCCTATTATCAAACGCTATAACACATCAACTACACAGTGGGAACCCATCGCTGTAGGTGCAACTGGACCACTTGGTCCTACAGGTCCATCAGTAACAGGACCTACTGGACCACAAGGCGTTACTGGTCCGCAGGGTGATTGGTCTACTGCTCAGCCAGTTGTAGCTAAATCAGCTAGCTTTACTTTGGAACTAACTGATGCTGGAAAAATCCTAAAGTGTAGCAATGCATCTGCTTTCACCGTAACTATCCCAACTGAAGCTACAGTTGCATTTTCAATAGGTCAAAAAATTGACATACTCCAATACGGTGTTGGTCAGGTAACTGTTGTAGGAGATACAGGAGTGGTATTACTTTCTACTCCTACTAACAAGCTACGCACTCAGAATTCAATCGCCACATGCGTGAAAATCGGTACGGACGAATGGATTCTTGCTGGAGATTTGGCGCTGAGCTAAAATGCCAATCAGTGTTGGATTACTTTCTTCAGCTAGTTCTCTAAAGAACCCCGCGTCAGCTAAACAACTGGGCTACCGCATAAACTACATAAAAAATCCTTCTTTTAGTGTAGACACTACAGACTGGATTGGTGGAGCTGGTGGCACTCTTCAAAGAGTCACTTATGACAGCCATTCGGGAAATTCATGTCTAGAGGTCACGAATGCATCGGCATCATTTGCTGCTGCAGAATCTAGAATCCCTCTACCAGCTAGCGGTCTTTCTTATGTCAGTGCATATGTAAAGCTCCCAGAGCTCAACGTGGACGCAAACTACTATATTCGAGTCTTGCAGTACGAAACAGAGACATCTACTAGTACTGTTGCTGCTGGAAATATTGGAGTTAGAACCCTATCTCCTACAGGCTCATGGGTAAGACTTTCTGGATCATTCACTAAATCAGCAATCGCTAATTGGTGCGCAATCCGTATAGTCACCTCATCGGCTAGTAATGGAGAGAAATTTCTAGTAGATTCAGTCATGCTGGAGTGGGGTGGAGTCCTAGGGACTTACTTTGACGGCGACAATAGTGGTTTTTGGACTGGTACGGCGGGTAACAGCTATTCTGGAGCCTCCCCATACTAGAATAGAAATACAAGTTAGGAGAGACAAATGGACGCTTTACCGAATTGGTTTGCCAATGACGGTCTTCAAAATTTTGAAGATTTAGTTCTACCATACAAAGATAAACCAGTTAGGCTTTTGCAGATTGGTGCTTATACAGGTGATGCTTCTGTCTGGGTTCTTCATAATGTTCTAACCCACAAAGATTCCATTCTCGTTGATGTTGATACATGGGAAGGGTCTGATGAGCCCTCACACCATGAGATGCAGTGGAACGCCGTAGAGGCTCAGTATGATCACAAGACTCAGCATGGACGCTCTAATAGAAAAATTTTGAAATTCAAAGGAACCAGTGATTGGTTTTTCAAAAACAATCTTGAGCAATATGACTTTATCTATATTGATGGGGACCACACAGCTTATGGGGTCCTAAAGGATGCAGTCGCTGCGTTCGAGTGCTTGAAGGTTGACGGGATTCTTGCTTTTGATGATTACCAATGGTCAGCAGGCTTAGGCCCACTCACCGAGCCAAAATTGGCTATAGACGCATTTTCTGCGATCTACTCAGATCGCATAGAGACACTAGTAGACGGTTACCAACGCTGGTACCGAAAGATAAGGTAGGATTCAAACATGAAGGTAGCAATCTATACAATCGCGCTCAATGAGCGCCAGTTCGTTGACACATGGTTTGAAGCGGCAAAAGAAGCTGACTACCTACTTATTGCAGACACTGGTTCAACTGATGGCACTGTACAACGTGCCAGAGAACTTGGTATCAATGTTGTAGATGTTCGCGTCTCTCCTTGGCGTTTTGATGATGCACGCAATGCGGCATTAGCAGCTATTCCTCTTGATATTGATATGTGTATATCACTTGATATGGATGAAGTCATTACGCCTGGTTGGCGCGACTTACTGAGAGCTGCATGGGAGCGTGGAGTTACTCGTCCCCGCTACAAGCACATCTGGTCTTGGAATGATGATGGAACTCCAGGTTTGGAATTTTCATACGACCACATCCACGCACGCAAGGGCTACCGCTGGCGTCACCCAGTACACGAGTGCCTTTATGTCTACGGAATGGAAGAGAAGCAAGAGTGGATTGATGGATTAGAAACTCATCACCACCCAGACCCAACAAAGTCGCGTTCTCAATATCTTCCACTTCTAGCTCTATCTGTAAAAGAAGATCCTTACAACGACCGAAATGCTTTTTACTATGGACGTGAGTTGTATTTCTATGGTCGTTATGCAGAAGCTGCTCAGGAGCTTCAGCGTCATCTAAGTTTACCGACTGCACAGTGGGCACCAGAGCGTGCTGCATCAATGCGCTTTATTGGTAAGTGTTTGCCTGCAGAAGCAGAAATTTGGTACCGCAAAGCAATTGCTCAGGCGCCAGGACGCCGCGAACCATTTGTTGACCTTGCAGAGCTTTATTACCTACGTCAAGATTGGCAGAAGTGCCATGATGCAGCAGTTGATGCTTTGAATATTGTCGAGAAACCCCTTGAGTATCTCTGCGAAGCAAAGTCTTGGGGAGCAGCTCCTCACGACTATGCTGCCCTATCTTCTTACTATCTAGGAAGATTTGAAGAAGCAGTAGTACATGCTACTAATGCATTTAGTCTAGAACCAGATAACGAACGTCTAAAAGCAAACCTAGAGCTTTGCCTCAAAGCTGTAAATCCAGAAGAAAAAGAATAAAATGAAAATAGTAATCGCTGGCGGTGGTACTGCTGGTTGGTTGGCTGCATTTATTTTTCACAAAGCCCATCCCGAGCAACATGAAATTGTTGTAGTCGAGTCAGAAAAAATTGGGGTTATTGGTGCTGGAGAAGCAACTAGTGGTCTTCTTTATGACGTACTTGCTGGTACTTTATTTGCCAATAATGAACATATAAATCCATTTCAAGAAAAGTTTGATTTTGAAGATTTTATGATAAAAGTTGGTGGTGTTCCTAAATTTGCTTTAGAGCACATCAACTGGGCGAAAGAGAAAGGGTCCTACTGGGCACCCATTCAAGGATCAGAATCTTCTAAGAGGTCGCCAGACCATATGTTCAACTATGTAGTAGCAGAGTTTGGTCCAGAGAAGGCTTACCTTTCATGCATGATTGGGCAAGCTTATGATCTTGGAAAGATGCCTCCTGAGGGTGGTCATGGTTTTCAATTTGATGGCCTCAAGGTTGGAAAGTACATCGGAGATTATCTAGTCAGAAGTACGAAGACTAAGCGAATTGATGCAATTATCACCGATACAACTATCAAATCTAATGGTCTTGTTGAAAGCATTACCTTAGATAGCGGAGAAGTAGTTACAGGAGATTTATTTATTGACTCCTCTGGGTTTGCTCGAGTGATATCTAGCAAACTAGGAATGGGATGGAAAAGCTACAAAGATTGTTTGCTAGTTGATAGAGCTATGCCATTTTTGACTCCATATGAAAATGGAGAAAAGATAAAGCCAGTAACTCAAGCATTTGCGCTGTCTTCTGGGTGGATGTGGAGAACTCCTACCCGATACCGTAAGGGCAACGGATATGTCTACAGCAGTCAATTTATATCTGATGAAGATGCAAAGTTAGAGGCAGAGAAGCTTGTAGGACATGAAATCCAACCTATAAAGTTTATTCAATATGACTCTGGAAGGTTAGAAGAGTTTTGGAAGGGCAACGTTCTTACCGTTGGCCTTGCAAGTTCATTCTTAGAGCCACTGGAAGCAACTTCTATTCATGCAACTATTATGCAGCTATTTACATTTTGTCAAGAGTACCTAACCCCTGACATTGAAACAACTTTGAATTCTGCATCTATGAAAATCTATAACAAAAAGACTTCAAAGATGTATGACTACTATAAAGATTTCACTGTTTTGCACTATCAGGGAGGACGCGAGGATAGCGAGTTCTGGCGTCACATAAAGAATGACAAGGTAACTACTGACCCAGTTGAAGACTATCTTGAGAGAGCAAAAGGTCGCATACCATCAGCTCTACACTTCATGGATTACTGGGGAGTTGATGCACTATGGAAGTGGAGCCTTGCAGGATTGGGATTGATGAGTAGAGACCAAGCACATGGAGAGTTAGCTCAATTCAATAACTACGAGTACTCGAAGTCGCACTACAAATCTTTCCGAGAGTATTGGAAGAAAGAGCTTTCCTCGAACCCATCGTTTGAGATAGATACTTCTACTTTTTTGATTTAGCTCTAGCTGCTTTTCGCTCTTTGATCTTGAGACGCTTTTCTATTTTTTCTTCACGCTCTAGCTTGTAGTTCTCGACAGCATTTACGCTGGTACGGCTACGCCACGAGAACTCGCACACCGTGCAGGTTACAATCTTTGCTGTTGTCCATCGTCCACCGCCAGGAACCTCTTGAGAGCTTGTAACAAGCTTTGACGGGCGTGCTGAGCAGTATGGGCAGTGTGGGTAGCGACGACGCTTAGTTTCTTCACCCTTGTAAGAGACTGAGAGTGCTCGACGGATTTCCATCTCGTCTTTACCACCCCAGATACCCCAAATTTGACGATGCTCTAGAGCCCACTGGAGACATTGCTGCCTTACAGGGCATCCAAAGCATAGATTCTTTGCTGCATACTTTTCTTGTGGATCCTTGGAGAAAAACCACTCTCGCATGCCCTCACGATTTGGGTCAGCGCAGGAGGCTTCTGATTGCCACTCTAAATTGTTTGCAGGTTTCCACACGCTACCATAGTAGGCTATAAACTAAAAATTAGTGGACTAAACACACTATAAAACTAAAATTCTATCCAAGTAATTGAAATAGTCTTTTCAACTATATCTCCATACTCGGTTTCGCCCTGTTCATCACAGTAGGTAAATTCGGTCTCTTCTTCAAGAAAACCAGCCCATCCAGTTTGGATAGTTGCATTTTCTATCATAGAAAATCCATTGGATAGAGAGTCAGCAATGCCGTCTCGTTGGAGGTTAGAAGCTAGAGCTCTACGGACAATCTCATTATCCATATCAACGTGCTCTTCGGTGAAGTAGACAATCTCAGACTCATCGGAAGTTGGGTAGTACCCATACCCATGCCATTGCTGCCAGAGTGATTCCCCTACGCGTGTATCTTTCAAAAGTCTTCCTGATCTTCCTCTTGATACTCATAGTCATTGTCACCATAAGTAGAATCGTTTGGGCTAAAAATAATCTCTGGGTTCTTGAAATCATATATACCAGCAATAGTTATCTTGCCACACTCCGTGCAGGTTTCTACGCTACCAGTATTGATTTTCTGAGGGACATCTACTCCAGCAAGAGCCATTTTGATATTGCCCTTGTCGTCCATGCTGTGCGGTTCCCAACGGGCGTGGTCTTTGAGCCAGCAAGCCTCGCATAGAGGGACTGGGGATGTAATAGGGGCACCACTCATATATAAATTCTAACGCTTATGCAGTTCGCTTAGGTGTCAAAGTTAGACCTCTAGAACGTATTGCTCTGCGTTGTGCGGGACTTAGCCCACCCCAAAAACCAAAGTCTTCATTTTGTACAGCCCACTCAGCGCATTCTGCAATATGTTCGCATCTACGACACACTTTTCGTGCAGGTTCGTAACTTATTTCAGCAGTAGGGTCGTACTCGTCTTTATCGTTGAGAAAGAAATAGCTGTCACCAATTTGAGCGCATAGTGGGTCTTCGTATTCCCAAGGTTTGCGCATTTACTTGGTCTTCTTTTCGTCCTCGCGTTGCCCCACTTCGTACCCGCAGCCAGCGTACCCTGCGATATCAATCCATGTATCTGGCTGGAAGTTTCCCTTATTTGCATAGCGAGCCATCTTCAGGCCCACCATCATCATGGCTACATCCTCATTTGAGATTTCAATTCCAAGGATTACTGACCAAATCTGAGCTGTGCGTTGGAAGTTATCTTCTGGATCACCATAGCTACGATTTCGGTCACCTGAAATAATTCTTGCTGCTTCTCGCAGTGCCTCAATTCTCGGTGGTGTGAATTCTCCATTGAGTGCTTGAGTAGGCTGTGCTGTCTCTTCGGTCTTAGTCTGCTCTGACATTTTTCACCTTTGCTATAACTTGGGCTGTGTATTCGAATTCACTAGTGAGTTCTTGAGTTTGCGTTACAACTAATTCATAGTTGACTTGTTGAAGCCTACTTGAAGTTTCATCTGGGAAGAAATCGTCTTCATCATCCTCTAATCCAAGAAATTTTGCAATAACAGCATCTGCTCTTTCTTGAAGATCTTCGTAGTTATCCCCCTGAACAGTAAAGTTCAGAGTTAGTGCTCTCATGACAGAACCAACTTCTCCAGCTTCTGAGGTGGGTAGTGGGCACCATCTAGCACTGGAACCTTATCGTCGTTGCTCTTGATGATGACATCACCATAGCGCACACCGACAACTACACCACGACGACCATTGTGCAACATACCAAGTTCTCCATCAAAAGCATCTGCTTTGACTCGAACTATATCTGTCACTTTGATAAATCCTGGTTGTACAGGTATCCACGACTCATTTTTCTTTTCTTTGATAACAATGTGTCCTAGAGCAAGCTTTGAGAATAGGTCTACTGTCTGCTTGCGAAAATCTGGAGTTAGGTTTTCAATTGAGTCAAATAGCTCAACTAGTTGCATTGTTGCATCGCCTACTGGCTTGCGTACTTTAGCTGCTTGCAGCTGGGACTTTACCCAGCTCATATCAAGGTCTCCCATAGGAAACCTCCTCTCGACATTTAGATTCTAATGGTTTTTAGTTATTTAGTAAAGGATTCAAACTAGTTGTCGTAGTGTTGCCAGCAACTTGTGAGAAGTCTCTTCGTGGGTCGGTAGTTGTTTTAGGTATGATTGTTTTTGGTGATAAGCAACATCAAGTCTTTCGGCTGATCCCATATCCTCGATGTTAGGCGCTAAGTGGCTCCACTCTGGACCTAGGTAGTGAGTCAGTTTCCAGTCATGAACCACAGGGACGTTCTGAGAGAGCGACTGTGCAAGAGCTGGAGACCACCAAGACTCGTCATTGCGATAAGTGGCTACCAGCGTTCCAATGGAGCTTCTAATGCGCTCTAGCGTGTCAATCTGTGGTTCCCAGCGGGTCTCTCTTGTGGCAACTACAGTATTACGAACCATCATAGAGTGGGAAACCCCATACGGGCTCTTCGGAGTATCACAAGTCCAGTACTGCTTCGTCTCATAATAATTTTGAACAATTGGTGCTTGGAAAATTAGATATGAATCAACATTGATTGGCATCAAATGTTCATCATCTAAGTTTGGTAGATACTCAGCAAACTTCTTTGTAGACCAAGGGAATACTGGGTAGAAAGTTGTAGGCCACTTCTCTTCAATCAGAAATTTTATAAAACCTTGAATCTCTTCTTGAATCTTATTATTGGATACAACTTCGGAATAACTTTTTCTTCTGTTGTAGAACTCTTTGAAAAAACTACTTGGGTCAGAGTAGCAAGACTTGAGCGATGGCTGAATTTTCATCGAATCTGGAGCATCAATCATAAGAGCTAAGTTTCCAATTTTTTGGGCTTTAGCTGCCATAGAAAATGCAGGATAGATTTTATTAGCAGTAATACTTGTGGGAGGTGTGATACCTACAACCACCAAGTCATATTGAGACAGTTCGTCTTCGGTATAGGTCAAAGATGGCTCAACGTGGTCAGCTTCGACTCCTGCATCTCTAAAAGACCTAGCAAGTAGCGAAGCAAATGTAGGAGTTCTTTGCGCATGCTTCTTGGATGCTTGTTGTGCGCTACATCCTGTAATCAAAACTTTCATCTGTTGTCCTTAGAACTAATAGAAAGCCACCCAACGATTTTTGTTGGGTGGCTCCCTATTGATTGTTTGTTTAGAACGGAGCAGCTGGTGCTGCTGCTGGGGCCTCGGCTACTGGAGCAGGAGCTGGAGCAGGGGCTGGTGCTGGAGCTGGAGCTGCAGCAGGGGCTGGTGCTGGAGCTGGAGGTACAGCACCTGCAGTTGCAGTCGCTGGGTAGTAGTTCTTCAACTCGTTACGCTTGTTGCCCTGGTAGATCTTTGTACCGATCTGTGCACGGAAACGGCGTCCAACCATTGCAGATTCAATCTGAGCATTAGTTGGGTTGGTGTCGAAGTACTCACGACCAAGACCAAGTGATGACATCTTACGGAAGAAGATACCCAACGCAGTTGAGTTCTCAGGTGAGATGGTTAGGTTGTCCCAGACAAGACGCTTTGCGAATGCGCCTGATTCAACCTGTGCCTTGATAGAGAACATAGTCTTTCCAGACTGAGTTACCTTTGCAGTTGCTTCTACAACTGAAAGGTCATAATCGCCATCTGGTAGTGGCTCATATGATGATGCTTCGCCAGCGTCCTTGATAAGGTCTGACCAATTTAGAGTGCTCATGCGGTTGCTTCCTTCTTACTAGTGGTGGTTTTTTCGGCCTGCGGTGGTTGCTTTGGTCCGAAGATTGTGTCAAGCATTACTTCGATAGACAGCTTGTCCTGCTCAACGATGGAACCAAGACGTCCTTGTACTCGCTCACCAGCTTCATACTCATTTGTGCGCTCGACGTACATACGACGAACCTTGTAAGGAGGTTGAAGTGGGTCTGGATTTGGGAACTGCTCGATAGTCAATGCACCAAGAATGTCGTAGAAATATGGTGCTTGAATAGCTAGCTGACCCTGTAGATACGGACGGTGCTTACCATCCTGAGTCACACGAGACATCGCTGTTAGTACAACAGCCTCGAGTGGGTTAGTTGGGTGCATTGTTAGGTCGCGTAGATCGCGTAGAAGACCACCCATGTGGCGAAGCAATTCGCCCCACTGTTGCATCTTCATCTGCTCGCTACCTGCGATGCTGTCCATACACTTGACCTGCAACTCCGAGATGGAGTCGATAATCAAGCTCTTGAAGTGGTGCTTACCTAGCTGTAGCCATTGGTAAGCCTTGATAACTGTGTCGTAGTCGCGTACTTGTACGACAACAGTGTCCCAAGTTCCATCTGCTAGAGGTGGTTCCTCGCGCAGTGGGTCCCAGTACTTCACGACGATAGGGAGGAATCGGTGTCCACCCTCAACATCGAGCATCAAGCGTGGGTATGGAGCGGTTACTGCAAAGGTTGATTTACCAACCTTGGACTCACCGTAAACCATTGCGGTCAATGACCGTTGGATTTCACTCATGCGTCACTCGTTTCCTTTCTTCTCTTCGCCGTAGTAAGCATATGGATCCGCTTCTACGAACATCTCTGTGATTGCCTGCTCAGCTGCACTTCCATCATCGACGAGAGTACAGATTGAGTAGAACTTGCACTTCCACTTGCAGTCACGAGATGGACTCGGATACGCGTGGAAGCTTGGCTGTTCACCCTTGTCAAGAGCTGTACGAACTCGCATGAGGTCAGTAACAGTTCCGTGTAGACGGTCCCAGAAGGAACGTAGGGTAAAGATGTTGTGTCGAACTTCGATTTGGTCATAGAACGGAGGACGTGCTGCTGCAGAGCGACGTACCTTCTTCAACATTGTGAAGATACCGCCATCAGAGCGTTCTCCGTCTTTATCCTTACTCTGCTCGAGAATCATGTAGGTAAGAATCTGTTCGTTCATTGGTGCAAGGTTTGCAAAGTCTGAGAGTGAACCACCCACAGTCTTGAAGTCACGGAACATACGAACTCCGTCAGCCTTGCGACGGACACGCATATCAAGCTTTCCTTGCAACTCAACTTCACCATTGAACATCGGCATAACGATTGTTTCTTCTGTTGAAATCATCTCAAGGTCAGCATCAATGCCTTCCTCTTCGTTCCACTGAAGATAACCCTCGAGCATGATGTGCCCAAGTTCGCCTTCCTTCTCAAGCTCTGATACATCGCGGAAATCCTGCAATAGGAGTTCCTTCTCTGCATTGAGTAGGTTTGCGTGTGCTTCTAGTAGAGGAGTTCCATTTGTGTAGTACTCATCTAATGCAGCGTGAATTCTTGTACCGAGAACAAGAGCACCAGTGGTGTCCTTGTATTTTGGCTGTAGGCGACGATAGTAGGTTAGCCACCAGCGTCGACGACAGTCTTTGAATGTTTGAATCTCCGAGTTGGAGAGTCGTACTACGTCACTCATAGGGCTCCTGCCTTATCGTCTTTTAGAAGCTTCAACAACTGTGCTTGATCGTGCACGATGTCCTCGAAGTTCCCTGCTTTCTTTTGTAGCACATCGATGACGCGCTCTTCAATAGTTCCTTCAGTTACATAATCAGTAATGATTACTGAATCATGAATTTCAGAACCAATGCGGTGAACACGGTCTAGTGCTTGTTTGTGGTCAACAAGTGACCATGGACGCTGAAGCATTACTAGACGACGAGCAGCGGTAAGAGTTACACCTACACCACCTGCTTGCGCAGTAAACAGAATCCACTTGATTTTTCCTGACTGGAAATCATCAATAGCTTTCTGACGCTCATCTTCCGATTGAGCACCAGTAATCAATCCATGATTGATTTTCTTCTTTGTCATTTCTGCACTAAGAAGTTCAATTAGTTGGCGAGAAACTGCGCATACTGCTACAGAGTCATCACCAAAGTCACCGCTATTGATATCGTCCATCAGAGCATCGACTTTACATGAGGGGTCCGACAAAGTTACTTTGATTTCTCCAGTGGTCTCTGAAGTCTCCATAGTTGCGTAGGAACTAGCAAACTGAACAAGACGAGTTGTCTGAGTCAAGATAGATGGTGCAGTAACTGCATCACCGTTCTCAAGCTCTGCAATCATCGTGTCACGCATCTGCTCGTAAGCTTTCTTCTGCTTTGTTGACATCTCAACATCACGACGCTCATTGATTACCTCTGGTAGCCAAGGAAGCACGATTGACTTCAACATTCGACGCATGATTGGTTGGATAGTTTTATCAAACTCTGCCTGCATTGCTGGCTTGACTCCAATAACCAGCATTCCACCGAAAGCATTGAGCATTGTGTCAACCATGCGTTCAATCCAACGAGTCTTGCTAGGCCAGTCTTTAGGAGACAGCCAGTGAAGAATTGCCCAAAGATCAACTACATCTTTTGCAATAGGAGTACCAGTAAGTGCAAAGCGGATCTGAGCATCGCCACTAGCAGACCAAAGAGCACGAGTCTGCTTTGACTTTGGCTCCTTTGAACGGTGAATCTCATCGGCAATAACAGCCTTGAAGTCAATCTTGTTGAGCTCACGCTGGTGTACCTCACAGCGGTTCTCGCTTGTGGATTCATCGTGACCACCGCAGTCAGAACAACGGGTCAGGGCTACAGAGCCGTAAGGTGCTAGGCGAGAGTGAGAGCGTAGTGACTCCCAGTTGATAACAAAAACATCAGCCTCAGATTCGAATTGCTTTTTGCGCTGTGCAGCAGTTCCCTTGATTACCTGAACCTTTACCCCTGGCCACCACTGAGCGAACTCGCGTTGCCAGTTCTTCTTCAAGGTGTTTGGGCAGACAACTAGAGCAGGGAATACAGCCTCGCCATTGTCTTGAATACGCTTGAGTCCACGGATAGCCTGAGCGGTCTTACCAAGGCCTGGCTCGTCAGCTAGAAGGGCCTTCTTTGCGGTGCTGAGGAAGGCTACGCCAGCTCGCTGGTGTGGGAATAGGTCTTCATCCCCTTCGGCCTCTACGACCTCTCTAAGGGCCATAGCAGGGCTAATGCGGGTGTTTAGCTCATTGGTGGCCCAATCGGTCAGGGCAGGGCCAATTTGCAGGTCTGTGAGGAATGTAGAGCGTAGAGCAAGGCAACTGGTCCAACTCAATGGGACGTGCCAAATCTGGTCTTTAGCAGACCATGAAGCCCCTGGAATGGACTTGCACAGGTCTTTATAACGCCACTCGGCGTTTATCACAATGTGGTTCTTCTCGGCATCGAGATCCACTATTACTGGCATTTGCTACCTTTCGTCGCTACGTCAAACATACTATCACATAATTTAGAAAAACTAAAAAATCCGTGATAGTTATTTTCCTTTGTCTAAGAGTACTCTTGGAACCCAGCCTTGTCTAGTTAGAGAAAGTAGGGCGTGTCGGATTGCATCATTAGCATGCCCCTCACCACCGACATGCCAAGTCCCAACCTTACGCAGAGCGTCGTTTGGGAACATGTTCTTGGCATCTACAGGGGCTTGGAAAGCGATGTCCTTTTCTAGGTAATTAGCCTCTCGGCAGAGGTGCTTGAGGACACCAATCTGCTCGAGGGAGTACGGGGCTTGGGAATTACGGACAGTCGCAGCATTGATCACAAATCGTTCGCAGACAACCTTGAGGCTAGAGGAGAGTGCCCCCTGCTCTAGAAGAGGTCTGATGCTGGTTGCATAGTGCTCTGGCTGAGCTTCTATTGAATAGACAAGTTTTGGTAGGTCTTCACTACCACCACTCCATGTCACAAGTGCGATACCACTGGCTTTACCAGGGTCTACTGCCAATACGCTAAACATTAGTACTTAGCTCCCCAGTTCTCTAGAGGTCCATCAACATCAGCTGTAAGAGGCACAGCCCAGCCTTCACGAGTAGTCATGCACTCGCGGACAATTTTTTTGATTTCTTCCGCTTCACCACGAGGTGCTTGCAGAACAATTTCGTCGTGTACTGGAACGATTAGGTAGTCAGTCAAATCTGCAGCATCCAACTTGAGAAGGTTGCTCTTGAAGACCTCAGCTGCACCACCCTGAATCAAATAGTTCACAAGTGTGTAGGTACGGTCATCGTCACATGGAATACGACGACCAGTCCAAGTATGTACATAGCCTTGACCTTCTTCACGGAAGCGCTGTTGACCAATATTGTCGATGTACTTTTGAAATTGAGCCATTCCTGGATAGTTCACGTCAAATGAATCAGATACTGCCTTCATCTGTGCCTCAGGTACGCCAGCAGTCAAAGCTTGCTTAGCAACACCAGCACCATAAAGACGACCATAGACAACGCCCTTGATAAGACCACGGCGCTTATCTGACTTCTCCATTGTTGGGTCTTCGTAAACTTGACGACCAATCTCAGTAAAGGGATCAGAGCCAGTTGCATCTGCACGGTTGAATAGATTGATGAGGTTCTCATCTTTAGACAAAGATGCGAACATACGAAACTCAACCTGATCAAGGTCGGAAGTAATCATCACATGGTCTTTATCCTTAGGGATAAACGCACGACGGACAGTGTTATCTCCCTTTGGAAGAGTCTGCAACGCTGGGTCAGTGATAGACATACGAGATGTGCGAGCACCTAGGGTTTTTACAGACGGGTGAACAAAGCCATCAACATTCTTATCTACAAAGTTCTTGAAGTAAGTGTTAGCAAGTTTGTCAGCCTTGCGTTGCTGTAGAACAGTCTCAGCCAAGTTCTTTACTTCAGCATTTCCATCAATGATAAGACGCTTCAGCTGGTCTGCGCTCGCAGACTTCTGACCTGATGGAGTGAATTCGGTAATCTCTGCACCCAAGTTCTCAAAGAGGCGAACTAGTTGCACGTTACTTGTAATTGAGGTGTCGTACTGGTTATAAGCCCAGAGCTTTACCTTTTCGGTGTAGTCAATAAGTTCGTCATATTTCTTCTTTGAATACTCAACATCAACGCGAGCTCCGTTGATTTCCATACGAGTAACAATCTTGCGTGCACCCATCTCAAGTTCATACGCACGGTGATATGGGCCCTCAGGACCACACTTCTCCCAATACATCTCCCATAGACGCATCGTGATAACTGTATCGAGAGCACCATAAGACCAGTAAGGTTCAAATGAAGTAGGGACTGTTCCCCAAGTCCATCCATTAGTTACTAGAGTTTCATCTAGCTTGCTCTGTAGGTGGGCAGCCATTGGATCAATGTGCTGAGAAGCTAAAGTTTTTAGAGCGCCAGAGCCTAGAGGGTCTACGATGTGCGCCATAATCATTGTGTCGTGGGCACGCTCCCAAGGGATTTCCCATTTAGATTTGATAGCAAACCAACGAGCTTCGAACGCAATGTTGTGACAGACAATAGGACCGTCAAACTTTCTCATTGCTTCGTAATAAACACCGTTCCATTCCTCCCAAGGAATAGACCAGCCGTGCATACCGTCACCAACCTGCACAAGACGAAGGTCACCATGCCAAGGGGATAACGCATCTGAGCGAGGACCGCCCAGCTTTTCACCAGTTTCAGTATCGATTGCAATTGCATTATGTGGACGGCGCTCGCCAAGCCAGCGCAAAAAATCAGCTGCCTTGTCTACACTGTCTACAAGGTCAAGCTGTACACCTGTCAAATTACGTCGCTCGGTCATTTTTTGAAGCCTGTCTCTAAGGAATCATCTCTATTCTATAGATAGATTCAATTTTTTCGTCAACCTTTGCTGCTTGCTCAAGCAAACGCTGTGCAACATTGGTTAGGTATCTAGCACCGCCAGAATCATACTTGTAAAGCGCATCCAATACTGGTTCAGGGTCTTCACTAACCTGAGCCCATGTTCTGTCCTTTTCAGGGAACACTATTGGAAGGTTAGCCGATGGATAGCACTCTTCGCAAGGGACTGCATCATCTTTTAGTTCTTCTGGTCCAGCCTCGGTTAGCGCGTAACGCTTGACTAGTGGACATGCAGCACCGTGGAAAGTTACGGACACGCCAACTCGAGAAAGAATATATGAACCATTGTCTGTTTTGAAGAGCTTGAACTCAATCCAGCGTGTGGATCCACGACGCCAAGAAGAAGATTCTCCTAGAAGCTTGCCATTGAATTGGAGGGTACGAGAACCGTCCTTTACTTCATACATGTGACTAGTTCCCTCCCTTTAGTAGAACTCTTGTGGCAGCAACTAGTGCTTGAGTAGGCTCCAGCATATCAGCTGCGACTCTAGGGTCTGCCCCGAGAACAGTTGACACCGCTAGAAATACTTCATCAGTGTTTAGACCGCCAGCAGCTAGATAATCTATCTGAGCATGCTCTGCTTCGTGTATTGCTCCATAAAGTTCATCTTCTGCTTGAAGTTGGGCAGTTAGGCGCTCATCGTAGTCTTTGTAGTAAACATATTGCCACCACAGACTTATCTCATTTTGAGCCCAAGCCGCTTCATCCCAACCGCGGACAGGCCAAGGCTCTCCATTTGCTGACTCATCAAGTTGAATAAGGCTCATGGTGTCAATCTTTGCTTCAACATATTGAAGACAGTTATTCATATGAGCATAAATAATTTCTGGCGTTAGATTTTCTAGTTCTGCTTCATTACCAACATTGATTGCTGTATGAGCTTGTTCGCCAGATTCTGCAGTAAAAACTTTGCAAATGGTAGGGCGTTTTTCAGCACCGTAGAAATTAGGAATGTATTCTATCATTTGTCATCCTTTAGTCGCTGCACTTCTTCTTTGAGAGAGTCTATCTCAGACTGTTGGGTTTTTAGGAGTTCGATAACGAGTGTCGAAAGAATTCCATAGTTTAGGGCGATTGGTTCTTTGTTCTTGTCATAGACAAGAATTTCTTCTACGCCAGCTGCTAAGACATCCTCAGCAATGTATCCATACATCCACTCTCGGTTGTGGACATCTTGAATCTCACGAACTGCATTTTTGTATTTGAATTGAGTGAGTTGAAGATTCAAAAGCTTTTTAGCATCAAACTCGTACTGAGTAATTTCCCTCTTGAGTTTTCGTGAAGAGGTTTGAACACCACCAACAGAACCAGCAGCAGTAAAGCTGTGGGTGTGGCTGTTAGGTGCAGCTCCACCAGTCGTTCTAGATGAACCAGTAAAGCTGTGGGTGTGGGCAGGCACTGTAGTGGTTCCACCAGTGTGGGTGTGGTCACCTCTAGCTGCTTGGTTGGATTGGGTTCCTAAGTTGATACCAACAAGAGCAGTTGTTCCAGTTCTAGTTACATAGATAGGACTAGAACTTCCAAGTGCACGAAGGAAGCCACCATCTGTTTTTAGTGAGGTGACAGCACCATCAACAATGTTTGCTGTATTTACCGCATTGTTTGAAAGCTCGGATGTTCCGATAGCATCAGGTGCAATTTCAGCAGCAGTAAGACCTTGAAGCTCGATTTTTGTATTTGGAATACCTCGGTTTTTTATGTCATCCCCACCGATACTCTGTGAAGTGATGTTGTTTTTCACAGGGTCGTATGAACCACCAATACCGTTTGCTGGGATATGGAAGTAATAAACCTGATCTTCCCCAATATTATTTGATTGAATTGTGTCATCAGCAATGGCATTACCATACCCACCAGTCACCGCACCAGCAATGATATTGTGAGCATCTACCGAATCTGGAGCTAGCTCTGAAGCTCCAACAGCATCTAAATCAATGTTTTCTGCTGTTGCAGCATCAGGACCTAGCTCGGAGTTTCCCACTGCATCAAAATAGATTTCAGAACTATTGACAGCATCGCTACCAATTTCTGATGCACCAACTCCATCAACAATGATGTTCTCAGCTGATGCGGCATCAAGTCCTAATTCAGAAGCACCAACTGCATCTTGGTAGATTTCAGAACTATTGACAGCATCGCTACCAATTTCTGATGCACCAACTCCATCAACAATGATGTTCTCAGCTGATGCGGCATCAAGTCCGAGCTCGGAGCTTCCAACTGCATCTTGATATATTTCTGCACTATTTACGGCATCACTAGCAATCTCAGAAGAACCGACAGCATCTTGCAGAATGTTTTCTGAGTAGACAGCATCAGTTCCAAGCTCCGAGGTCCCAACTGAGTTCTCTCGAATGTTCTCTGAATCAACAGCATCGATACCTAGCTCATCATTGCCGATAGCATCAGTACCTACGGTTGCTTGAACCACAACACCAATACCTAGCTGGTCTGTACCAACAGCACGAGGCTCGAGGTTAGACGGCTTTACAGAGTAGTTACCAAGCTTTGATGGGGCTGGACGTGCCTCAAGGTACTTGAGACGACGTTGAACATCAGAGATGTTGCCTGTAATACTCGACTGACGAGTTCTTCTTCTGCTAGCCACGTTTTCTTGCCTTCCAATCTGTCACTAGGGTCAAATCTACTGTCTCTGGGAATGTAGGAGCGTCTGGGACATTCACCTTGTATGAACTAATACGACGCATCAAAATGTCATCACGAGGCTCTTGGTCATTAGCCAAACGCTGACGAACAAACTCATCATCAATAATGAGTGTGCACCAGTCACCTGGATAGTAAGAACCTACAAGTGGAGCGATAGCCCCATTTACTTGAATGCTGTATGTACCAATTGGAGGTAGTGACTCGTATAGATAGTCAGTTGCATAGTTCCACAGGGTGTCTTCATCCTGAGCCTGATACTCAGGGACTGCTTGGTCTAATTGTTCTACTTGATCTAGAAGAGGCCAACTGCGTCCAGTTTGGTTATTTAGGAATGTTGGAGATGCAGCACCAGAGTAAGGCTGACTTGCCTCATCATTGAGATCAGAGATACGACCTACAACAAAGAAGCGAGTTGCTGCTTCTTCAGCTGATTCTTCGACATTGAAAGTTGTTATATTTCCTGGATATTCGAAGACAAGCTTGTCAGCACCAAAATCAGATGGATTGAATGTCTCACCTAGGGCTGGCTTATTTTCTGGGTTGATTGGGAATAATCTAAATGTTCTAGTAAAAGATGCTGTATCAAAGTCATAGTCACAGTCGATTCGATAGTCAAATGGGCCGTTGGTTGAGTTTGAGAACTCTTCAAGGATTTCTCCCACTGACTTCTGCTCAAATCCACGAAGGGTGAGGGTGTCTCTGTAGACTCCACTTTTATCTTCTGACTCGAAATCAAAGCCCAAGTCTGAATTAGCAAGGTAGCTTCCAAAGTCTCCATAAATAACTTTGCTACCTAAGGTAGCAAGTCCACCAGAAACGGTAGTAAAGTCTTGGTTGAGAATTGCCCCCGTGAAAAACTTGATCTTATTAGTTGCTGGAATTTCTGTAATAGTAAATCTGCCATTGAAGGTTGTATCTAAGATTCCAGTAAAGAATCCATCAACTCCACTAACAAGTACGGTCTGACCAACAGTTGCCCCATGCGCAGCATCTAGAGTCAAAGTTGCATATCCATTCAACATCTCTTTTGCAGTAACGTTGAGCGTTCTAATTCCAGAAAGAGCAGTAGGAGCTACGTCTACACCTGGAGAGTAATACTTGAAGGTAGTTGGTGTAGGGACTTCTGTTACAAAGAAGTTTCCATTGAATCCAACTCCAACTTCTAGAACATCAATTTCTTGACCTGGAATAAGGTCATGAGGTTCTGCCGTGGTTAGAGTGGCAATGTTGAGGGATCGTTGTCTAGAAATTACAGAGAAGTCAAAGTCTTTACCAGGACGAATTGCATCATTAGCAAAGGCAAGCCCACCAAGGTCACTTGCAATTCTATAAACCAAATCTCTAGCCACATCGAAGGTATCTGCAAGGAGTCGCAACGCGCCAGCAGTGCTCTGACCAGAACCATTTGCTGAAGTTGTTGCGAACTGCAACTGAGTGGCTGTAGGTATGTTTGTAATCGTCTGATTGCCATCAACCAACGGACTTACAGTTGTGATTTTTACCTTCTGACCCTCAGAAAAACCATGAGGCTCTTCTGTGGTAACAGTGGCTGTTCCATTAGAGACAGAGTATGCACTCACACCGATGTATCCAGAACCGTAGACAATTGTCTGCCAGATATGACGGTGATAGAAGTAGCTTGTAAACTCAGCTGCGTCTACAGAAAGGTTCTTGTCTGAGACGCTGTACTGACGCCCCCAAATCATTCCTCCCCACACACAAACGCCGTCACGAAGGACGTACAGCCCTGTACGACCTGGCATAGTTGCGTTATATAGGTCTAGAGCTTTGGTGTCAGGGATAAATGGAATATTTCCGCTAAAGCTACCAGCTTTTTTGTTAGCTCGTTCAAAGGAGACACCTTTGAAAGGCACCTCGGCAATAACAGTATTACTGAGAAGATCCGTTAGGAAGTATCGGTATTCGACGCTTGTCTGTAGTGTCATTTTTCTTTATGCCTTTACTATCCGAGCCAGCCAGAACGATAGAGAACTCGTAGCGTAGCAGCCCCTTCAGAATTACCCTCATCTACAAACTCAAGTTGATTTGTGCCTGGAGCAAGTTGAATAAAGTCCACCAACACATCCACTCTATTACGAGCACCCTCGACTACACCGTTGAACGCTACTTCTCTGTTCTTCGTGTCGATTTCTAGAACATCAGCTTGAAGAACTGCAGTAGCCCCACTAAGACCTGGAGTAAATTGAATATCGTTCTTTTTTACAGCTTTACCAGCGGAAAATACGCGAACAATATCCTCGGCGACGCTAGCAGTTCCAGATGAGCCAGTAAATGAAATACTTCCAGCAACAGTAGCAATTCCGTCAGGAACAACAGCTAGTTGAGCACTTGAACCTAGGAACTCGACAAATGCATCTGTAGGTACCTCTGCATATGCTTCGTTAGTTGCAGTTTTTGCATAGGTAAAAGTATTTGTAGAAGGAGTACTTAGAACTGTATATGTACCGTTTAGTGCCGCACTAAGCCCACTTACAGTAATTGACTCGTCAATAACCATACCGTGAGGTCCAACTGTGGTAATTGTCGCAATGTTAGAAACAAGCTGGCTTGCTTTGATTTTACGGCTAATTGATCTAACTTTAGGAGATGGGTCTGTTACCGATGTTGCAATAACATTTGAACCAGATTTTGTGTAGGAAAAGCTTGTACTAGAAGGCACTGCAGTAATAGTAAAATCTCCATCGAATTGAGAAGAGTCCACGCCACTAACTCTAACTTTTTCACCAACTAAGAAACCATGAGCATCAGCCGTAGTAAGAGTTGCAACATTGCTAGTTTTAGATTTCACCGCAACGGTTTTCTCTGTAGCTCTTGTCTTCTTTACAGTGAAATCTCGAGGAGTAAGAATTGAATAGATGGTGTAGCTTCCATCTACTGTCTGATCTACTCCTGAAACATTGACTGCTTCTCCAAAACTAAAACCGTGGTCTAGCGAGGTGACGAATGTGATGTACTCGCCGCCTATAACCTTTTGCACGATGGAACGTGCGTTAGTTCGAGTTGCAGCATAGCTAAACTCTTTAGAAGATGGAATTGCTGTAATTGTATAGGTGCCATTGAAATTCACATCGACACCAGAAACTGTTACTGAATCCCCAACAATAAATTGGTGGTCATTAGCAGTTGTCAAAGTAGCAATGTTAGAGATAATTACCTTACCAACTACGGTCTGTGGAGGTACGCGAGTCTTAGCGAAAGTGAAGCTGGACTCTGTAGGTGTAGCTAGTACAACGTGGGTGCCATCAAAAACAGAATCTACCCCGTTGACAGTAATTGATTGACCTGTGGTGAAGGTATGAGGAGCTGTTGTTTCGATAGTAGCAACACCACTAGTAAGACTCTTGAATGAAACATTTCGTACAACTGATAGGTCTGTAGCAAAGGTAAAGGTAGTGTCAGTCGGTACAGTTAGGATTATCTGTTCTCCGTCAAATCCTTCACCAACTCCAGAAATAAATACGCTCTCATCTACGCTAAACCCGTGAGCAACCGCTGTAGTAAGAGTTGCAATGTCGTAGCCTTTAGCTGTGTCATATGCAAGCTGTTTGTTGGTAACTGATCGAGTCACTCCACCTTTCAGAGCCTGACCAGTTGGGATAAGAATAAGTTCATCGGTTGTGCGATTGTAGATAGTCGCTGGAGATGTTAGTGGCCCCGTGATTTCTAAAATACATGGAACAGGATAGTTACCGATGTTTGTTATATATCCAGTTCCATCATATCCAGCTGAGATATTTCTAACTGGAACTTCTAAAGTCTCATACCCGCTTGGGCTTGCATCATTCCACGCATACTTGATTGGATCAGCTGCGCGAAGACCAATAGAGAACTCTGTGCGACCACGGGCATTAGTGGTTTGAATCTCCACATCACCGCTGAGTCGAACATATGATGCACGAATAGGGTCGTTACCAGTTTTTAGCCATGCACCTGTATAGACAAGGTTAGTTGCAGCAATAAGGCGATCACGAGCTGCCTCGACTTGAGCAGGATTTTGAGTCAGGAATGTTCCATTGATGGTTAGTTCACGGGCAGCATATCGTCCTTGAACATCATAAGAACCATCGCCAAAACCACGTTGAATGTTAGGCATCTCGGCTGAAGGTGGTCGCCACCATCCTTGAATGTCTGTAACTACCCAAACAACTCCGTAGTCATCTACGGTATTGAAAATAAAATCTCCAAGGATGATGTTGCCTTGTAATTTTAGTTTTTCAATTTGGTCTGGCTGTAGGGGAGTCAGACCTCTATCGACGTAGTAATTCTCTTGAGCCTGTGTCATTATGCGGCTCCCTTTCGTAGCTGTTGAGCGAGCTTACGAGATACCATATCTGCAAGTTCACGTTCATCCATACCAGCAGATGGGTTTACAACGATCGTAATTCCGCCACCAGCTCCACCGCTCATATAATCAATCATTGCCTTGTCACGCTTTGATAGACCATTTGCATCAAGAGGCTCAACGCGTTCTGCACGACCAGCTTCACCAATAAGAGCCATAGTTCCACCAGCAGTTGCAGGGATAATTCCACCCTTAGCAAGACGTGGGAATCCAAGTTCAATCTTTGGGATTTGAACGCCAAGAACTTTGAAGCCACCAATAGTTAGCTTCTTGCTTGCAACGTTGTTGTTCCACCATAATTTAGCAGCAGCCCATGCTGCAGCAAGACCACCAGATAGCCCATCCCAAAGCCCCTTGAGAGCATTTGCAAACTTAGTAGGAAGACTCTTTAGGTATGTAGGGATTGTGTTGGTAAAGAAGTTTGTAGCGTTAGTCCATGCAGTCTTTAGACCGTCAGAGATAAAGTTCCAAACTTTACCTGCAAAGCCAAGAACTTTGCCTGCAAGACCAGTAAACCAAGGAACAACAGTTCCAGTCCACCAACCAGTTACAGCACTCCAAGCGGTCTTTACACCGTCAGAGAGGAAGTTCCAAACCTTGCCAGCAAATCCTAGAATCTTGGCTGGTAGCCCCATGTAGAAGTTGAAGATTGTTGTGAAGTAACCAACAACAAAATCCCAAGCAATCTTTATACCCTTGACAAAGAAATCCCAGATTCCTGCAACAAAGTCACCAATTTTTCCAGGCAATGCTGCGAACCAAGGGAACACAGTGTCGGTAAAGAATGCAGATATCTGAGGCCAGAACTTGATAATAAGAGATGGCAGAGGGAACAAAATAAATGCTAGAACTTCCAGAGCCTTCTTACCAAAGTCAATCAAACCTGGAACAAAAGTATTAGTAAACCAACCAGAGATGTTCTTCCATGCATCTCCTAGGAAGCTAGTCAAACCGCTCCACATATCAGAGAAGATTTTGCCAAGCTTAGGGATTAGATCCTTGAAGAACGCAACAATCTTGTCCCAGTTCTCTATGATGAGAGGGAGAAGAAGCAAGATGATTCCAATAGGTCCGCCAAGGAAGCTCATCGCGCTACCAAACGCACGAACACCGATGCTTCCAATACGAGAAGCAACACCAGCAAGCTTTGCTTTGACTCCAAAACCTTGAGCTGCAGCTCCTCCCTTTAGGAATGCAGCTCTTGCTTTACCAGAAGCTGCTGGGAGTCGAAGACCAATTGCAGCGGCAGCTTGGTCAGCAGATATCTGAACGCCCTTCATAGCCATTTGTTTCTGCTTGTCGATAATCATCTGCTTCTGAAGCTCTGTACGAGCTAGAGCAGAACCAGAGCGAAGCTTTCCAAATGGATCTGTAACAAATCTCTTTAGTGCACCAAATTTCTTTTGCACATTTAGGATTGAGCCTAAGATACCTTTGAAGACAAAGCTTGCACCCTTACCTACAAGAGTGAATGCTCTAACTACGGCAAAAATTCCTCCAACAAAAAGAAGAACTTTCTGAACAATACTGTTACCAAAAATAGCGTTTAGAACACCAAAGATTTTATCTAGGGTTCCTAAGAACATTTCGATAGCGCCACTGTCTGTAAGTAGTTTTGTAAACTCTGCAAACTTGATTGCTAGGTCTCCAGCAATGGGAAGAGTGGTTTTTAGGCTATCTCCCAAATCACCAAAGATTTCAAAGGCAATCTTTATCTTATCTAGGAAGATACCAAACTCTGGGCTAGCACCTAGCTTTACCAAGTCAGCAATGATGACACCAATAATGTCAAGAATCTTTGTGAAGTTAGTTATTGCTCCATTGAGTAGTGTAGTGAGGCCATTGTTCTCTCCTCCACCCTTTGTGAAATCTTTCCAACCTTGAGTGACATCTTGTAGCCAAGTAGCAAAAATATCTCCTGCACCACCGGGTTGAATCACATTATCAATAACGTCGCCAATTACACTAAATGCTGTACTAAACGCTGTGCCTAATTCACCAGTGACGCGTTTGATGTTCTCAAAGAAAGTTTGTAGTTCTCCAGTGGCTTTCTTAGCCGCCATAGTCTTTTCAAAAGTCTCGGAAAGCTTGAGTATCCAGTCACCAAAGCCATCAATAAGAGGCTTAGCTGCGTCAAGAAGATCTAGAAGACCTCCATAGAAGTTTCCTGCTGCTTTACCAACTTTTCCTAGAAGCTCATCGTTAGTTTTCCATACGGACTCAAGGGTTTTGACTCTATTGCCTTCAGTCACAGCGTTGGAGAAGTCGATAGCCATCTGACCAATGACTCCACCAGTTCCTTGAAGAAGCGGGATGAGTTTAGGAAATAGGTTGTCTACAAGATTTTGAATTGCAGTTTCAAGAGCAGGGAAAAGCTCTTTACCAGCAGCAGCCTTGAGCTTTTTGAACTCCCCTTGGATGCTCATCAAGTACTTTACAAACTTCTGAGCCTCTGGTGAGAGGTTAGCCATAGCGTCCGCAAAAGCGTCAGCACCAGGCCCCTTCTGAGCCTTGTTCAAATCTTTTGTTGCATCTGTAACATCTCGTCTTGCCTCAGCAATTTGACGGTCTATATCACGGATAGCCTTAGATACATTAGGGTCATCTGTTGCTTCAGCTTTAGCTTTTGCAAGCTCTCTTTCAGCGTCAGCTTGAGCTATTTTAGTTCTAGCTAAATCTTGAGCGACTTCAATTTCATCCAGCTGAGCATCGCTCTTAGCCTTTTCAGCGGCTACAACATCTTTAGCACCATTTACTCCAAGAGCAACTGCAGTTGCAGTTTCTTTCTTGAGGTCTTTATTACGGTCAATTGCCTTACGCATGTTGAGGTCAGCCTCAGCGTATGCAAGTTCTGCCTCTTTACGGGCACGAGAGTTAGGTGGAAGGTCTTGAACGCGTTGTAAAGACTCGCGGGCCTTTTCGAATTCAAGGCGAGCACGCTTCTCAGCAATAGCTCCGCCTTCTGTTTCAAACTTTAGTTGCTGTAGCTTTTCACGAGCAGCATCACGCGCTTCATTGAGTTTTTCAATAGATGCACGGGTTTTATCTTGCGCATCTCGATATGCACGCTCGCTACGCTCAGTGGCTATTTGAGAATCAGCAAGGCTTCGTTGAGCAGCTACTTGAGCTTCTGTTAGTTTGATAAGGAGTTCGGGTTTAGCTTCTTTTTCAAGTCGCAATAACCTAACTCTTGCGTCTTCTAATCGACGTTGAGCGTTTGCTATTGCTTCTGTATTAGCTGCTGAAGCCTTCTGTGTCTTCAACCCAGCTTTGAGAGCCTCTGCTACACCAGAGAAAGCTAGTTTCGCAGTGATGGCTGCTTGAGCAACTGCAGTTAGTGCCCCACCTAGAGATACAAGACCACCAATAGCAACTGCACCAGCTATACCACCAAGAGCAAGAAGTCCACCACCTACTGCCCCAATAGCAGCAGCTAGGGCAGTAAACCCTGCTCCAGCAAAATACCCAGTTGTAATTAGTTGTTGAAGTCTTACGCGAGCTTTTTCAAGATCTTTTTCTGTTTTAGCACTAAACAGACCGCCACGACTACTGTTACCACTTGCAAGTCCTCTATTGAAAGAGTCGGATATATCTCTACCCGCTGCTTCGCCAACTCCGTCAAGCCCTTCAAAAGCTTTTTGGATGTCAGGTCGAACGCGGTTGGTAATGGCACGAACAATAACGTGTGCTTCACCTACAACTGCCATGCCATCACCTCCTTAGTATCCGAGTGGCGCGTCTAGTGTTTGACCAAATGGAAGCGGACTTTCCGCATCAAAATCAGTCGCTGGTACAAATGGTTTTGTTACGTCATTGGACGGATCAAATGGAACTAATCCATCCATAGAAGAGCCACTAGCATTCATCTGACTCGAAGAGCCGCTGGTGCTAGCTTTGTACTTGTAAGGCGTGCCATACAACGTTCCGTAGATCACGGAACGCGACTCTGACTTCGCTGTGATTTCCTCTTGAGATGTGGCAGTCAAATCATCTTCAAAATAAAAATGAAGAACATCCAACATATCCACTGAGTCCATCTCAGCTAGTTTCAGCCCGCTCACTAGTGCTTTTCCATTGACGTAAGGCCAGAGATCTACTGCCCACTCGAGGAAGGCTCTGGCTGCGACGTAGGGCGGCTTGAATACTCCTCTACCATCCAAGCGGTAATTTCGCCTAGAGTTTCGACTGTGACAATTTTGTCAGGGTCGGATAGAAGGGTGTTGAAGCGCTCATAGCTTTCAGGCAGGAGAGTCTTCTCGAAGAATTCAGTAATAGTGCGAGCTACCGCAGCACTATCGTCTTCACTTGAATTTGCCACGATGCTTAGAAGAACTTTGCCTTGAATTGCTGGGCGGCATTGAAATTCCTCACCGTGAATCTTGAACGATAGTGGGGCATACTCTTGAGTAGTCCCACCGAAGTCCTTGAATCGGTTTGTCATCTGTTGTTCCTTTGTTTGTCTTTTTGGCTATTGCTGGTGCAATAGACATCTATATTCTACCCAAATACCCTGAGGTTATCGGTGAGATAACGGTTCGCAGGTGTACCTGGGTGTTTCACTAAGTGAGCAAAAATCTGCTGACCTTTACTCTCGAAGCGAAGCATTTTTGCCCTTGTAGGACGGATAGTGTGCGGAGCAGAGCCTTCGTGATGTAACCGTGCATAGTGCAAGTTAGATCCGACTTTGATGTACTGTCCTCGACTGTCGCGCATGTGACGCATATGTATGGACGCACGAAGTGCTCCAGTACGAACGCCAACCTGAGCTTTAGCAGCTGCTACAAGACGGTTTCCACGAATTCTCATGTGCCTTCCAACAGCACCATTCGAGCTGTATAGAAGATTGTCCATACCAGATTTATTCTCAATAAAAATGACTGCCATTTTATGGAACCGCCATTGTGATAATCATGCGAGTAGTCTGGTACCCACCTTCTGGTGGAGACGAGTCAACAGTGGCAATGACGCCAAGACCATAGCCAGAAGATTGTGCCCAAGCATCAAGCTGCTGAACGCTGTCAATCAAAATCCAAGCATCATAGGCAGATACAACTGCAGCCTCTTGGATGTCATCTGGAAGTGGTGCGCCACCACCTGCGCTGATTGTTGGAACAATGCGAGAGATAGAAATATTGAGTGTTGCACTTCTAGGATCGGTGCAACGTCGTGGCTCTGTGGCTTCATCGCCTGGAGCTCCGATATACATTTGGATTAGAGATACAACTAGCTGCTCGCAGTCAACGACAGGAGTAGCAATGTTCCAGTATCGACGTGCGGGAAGTGGCATGTTGTATGACTCATAAACAGCGATAACGCGGTTCAAAACCTCTTGCATCATGTTTGCAAGATTTTTTGCATCATCTGCTACGGCAGATACATTTGCTGTTGCCATGTCGTTCCTCGTCTCTTACGGAATTACGATTGGTGTTACTCGGTCTCCAAGTTGGTATATCACGTTCCCTGTGATGAGGTTGATAACTTCATCAACCTCAGGGTTACCTAGGCTTGGACGTGAAGCGTATAGATCCACCGTACCTGGGTCGCGCATACCAATAACACTGAAGATTTGCTGGTAGGTCAAGCTTAGGCGAATAGTACCCTCAACCTCATCAAGAACTGCCGCGTTGGCGAACGTGGTGCTAAGTGAATTTGTGTAGTTTGAAACAGTCGCATACACAGTCCATGCGCTATCTTCAGTAAGGAAGTCTCCACCAAACTCATTGAGATAGTAGACGTTTGTTCCACCTTCTGCGTTGAAGTATAGGTCAAATGCAGAAAGCTCGAAGGCAGGAGCTTGGCCCACAATGCGGCGAGCACGGGGTGTATCTGGGCTAAAGACGCGAGAACGAGTTCTAGCACCATCTGGGTTAGAAGTCTTCAAAAACATATCAACTGCATAGATGCCTGTACGAAGGTTGTCGATGTAGTCCTGAGAATCAAGAACTGTGTAAGTAACACCTTGACGGGCAATAGAAGTTACACGCTGAGGTAGGGCACAGGTGTCGTCTCCCTCGTAGAGCTTTACAAGCTCGATTGCAAGAATGCGTGCTGCTGCACGACCTGCTGATGGAGGAGGAGTGCCGTATGTGTAAGTGACCTCAACGTTGGTTGGTGTCCAAACAGCGTTTGGTGTTCCATAAATAGTTGAGTGGTCTGCTAGGTAGTACTGGCTTGGGTCAACGATTTGACCATCACCAGTACGAATGTTGTGAACTCTAACTACCTTGCGTCCGCGTAGGCGTAGGCGCTGGTATGAAGATGTACCGTCACCAGAAAAGTCGTGGTGACTGTGGTTCCCTGAACCACCCATAGGAATGTTCTCTACTTGACCATTGATAAGAGTTGGTGAGTAGTTGAGACGAGAGGCACCTGCACGAAGGTATGGGTCATACACTGATGTATAACGCTCTGTAACTGTTGTGCTGCCTGAATATTTTCTGCCAGAAAGAGCCCACAACATGTATGAAGCAGTCTTTACTGCATCATATGCATAATCAGAATCGGCGTATTGACCAAGTTCTTCTGTGTCAACCCAAAGATTGCTCATTGCGTCCCTTCCTAGGATAAGAGAATGGGGCGGGCAGGGAACCGAGTGTCATAAACATACGGCAATCTGCCCGCCCCTTCTATAGTGCTATTAGGCGGATGGATCCTCAGTCGACGCGATGATGAAGTCGATTGGTAGATCTGGGTTGTATGCATCAGAACCTGGGACGTTGAATGTCTCAGTTGAGCCTTGTGACTCAAAGTCTGTTACTGCAAGGTATCCGCGGTTACGAATAGCTGAACCAACTGGGCTAACTGCTGTTGAAGATACATCTCCAGCTGTCTTAGCGTAACGGAATGTTGTTGGAGTTGGTGTAGCTGTGATGGTGTAAGTACCGTTGAAGGTGCTATCTACGCCATCGATAGTTACTGACTGACCAGTTGTGAATCCGTGTGCTGAACCTGTTGTAAGAGTAGCAACGTTTGAAGTAAGAGCCTTGTTGCTTACAGTCTTCTCTGATAGGTCGAACCAGCGGTAGAAGCCCTTTAGACCTTCTGGAGCCCATGAAGCGCGTGAGTATGCGTATGGACGCTCTGAAGCAACCGGGAACTCCCAGCGACCGTCAAGACCAGCTGCAAACTGTGCGTTTCCAAGGCCGTAACCTTCGAATGTGTTAGCAAGTAGGCCGTTTTCGATTACGCGGTCACCTGACTGGCGAAGCTTTGCGTATGGGAATACCCAGTAGAAGTAAGGAAGTGTTGTAGCACGCTTTCCGTCCTTCACAGCGTATGACCAAACTTCGATTGCAACACCGTTACCTG